CCAATTAAGACAATAACCGACTCTATTGGTTGGGATGTTGAACATAGAAATGTTTTAGATGATTTTTTATAAGGAGAGAAGTATATGGGGTTAATGGAACGAATGAGGAAGAGTTCTACTTTACAAGATAGAATTTCCGTATTGCAAGATTCTATTTATTTGAATGACAATGACGTAGTGACTACTAAAGTTCCTGCTATTAATATTGCCTTTTCTGGAAGTCCTTTTGGTGGATTTAGTTCTGGGTTAACTATGATTGCTGGACCATCAAAACATTTTAAGACGGCATTTGGTTTATTATGCATGAAATCGTATATGGATAAGTATGAAGAGTCTATATGTATATTTTATGACAGTGAATTTGGTACACCACAATCATATTTTGATACATTTGAGATTGATACGAGTAGAGTGTTGCATGTTCCTGTTACAGATTTAGAGGAACTTAAATTTGATATTATGAAGCAAGTGAAAGAAATTAGCCGTGACGATAGAATATTTATTATGATAGATTCTGTTGGTAATTTGGCATCGAAAAAAGAAGTTGATGATGCTCATGCCGAGAAGAGTGCTGCGGATATGACTAGGGCGAAACAATTCAAGTCATTATTTAGGATGGTTACACCACATCTCACATTAAACGACATTCCAATGATTGTTATTAATCATACGTATGATACACAAGAAATGTATTCAAGACAAGTGGTGTCTGGTGGTAAGGGTGCATATTATTCTTCCGATAATATATGGATTGTTGGTAGACAACAAGAAAAGGTTGGTTCTGATCTTGCGGGTTATAATTTTATAATTAATATAGAGAAATCTAGGTATGTTAAAGAGAAGTCAAAGATCCCTATAAATGTTTCCTTTGAGAACGGATTAGATAGATGGTCTGGGTTACTTGACATGGCGGTGGATTGTGGTATAATAAAGAGATCTGGCGGTTGGTATAATCTTATTGATTTAGAAACTGGTGAGATTATAGATAAAAAGTTTAGGGGGTCTACTACGAATAATATAGAATTTTGGAAACCTATACTGAAATCTGAGAAATTTTTAACTTATTTAAGCAATAGATATTGTATATCAAGTAATAAGACGATTATGACAGATGATGATTATTTGTTTAATATTAAGTAGGGAGTTATTGTGGATAATATAGATGAGTTAAAGAAATTAAGTGATTGTGCTACATTTTTGACTTCTGAAGATGGTGTATCGGAATTTAAGAAAATGTATGAAGTGGTGGAGTCTGAACATGAGGACTATTATGCTATTAGAATTAAGACGGGAGAGTTTAAAGACATTATATATAAATATGATGGTGTTAATATTGACGAAAGTGGTGATGAATTAACAATCAAGTATGGGTATAATACGTTGGTTGGTAATGATGACTTTAGCGTTAAAATCGCAGATAGTTCTGATGAATTTAAAGTATTGGTTGGTAAGATTTTAAATTTTGTTTTATATGAATATGTTGATAAATATGAGAGTGTAGATGAGCTTAACGGAATTGATGATACTGAAGAACTTAACACATAATGAAGAATATTGTAGAAAGGTATTACCTTATGTTAAGAGTGATTATTTTAGTGAAGATAAATATAGAACATTATATGATATAATTGATAACTATTTCGAACATTATAATAATGTTCCAACTACAAATGCTTTACGGATTAGTTTAGATTCGGTTAATATAAACGATAATTTGTATGGTAATGTGGTTAGTGTTGTTGAAGTATTAGATGAATATATTAAAGAGGATTTGGAATATGTAGTTAATACTACGGAAGATTGGTGTCAAGAACGAGCGTTATACAATGCAGTTTTGGAGTCAATTAGTATAATTGATGGTGATGGTGAAAAGGATAAAGGACAACTGCCAAAGATATTGAGTGATGCTTTGGCAGTCTCATTTGATAATAATGTTGGACATGATTTTATAGATGATTATAAGAAACGATTTGATTTTTATAATGAAAAGGAAGAAAAAATCCCATTTCATTTAGATAAATTTAATAAGATAACTAATGGTGGTGTACCAAGAAAGACATTAAATATTGCAATGGCAGGAACTGGTGTTGGGAAATCTTTATTTATGTGTGATCTTGCTGCTTCTCATATGATGGGTGGGTATAATGTATTATATATTACATTGGAGATGTCGGAAGAAAAAATTGCTGAACGTGTCGACGCTAATTTATTGGACATTCCAATACATCAATTGAAGGAACTTAGTTTTGATGTATATACTAAACGCATTGACCGTGTTAAGAAAAAGAGTACTGGTAGGTTGATAATAAAGGAATATCCAACTGCATCTGCGTCGGTTAGTCATTTTAATCATTTGTTAAATGAGTTATGGATTAAGAATACATTTAAACCTGATGTTATTTTTATAGACTATTTGAATATATGTAGTTCTTCTAGATTGAAGAATGGTAGTAATGTAAATTCGTATACTTTAATTAAATCAATAGCGGAAGAAGTTCGTGGACTTGCGGTAGAACATAACGTTCCAATATTTAGTGCTACTCAGGTTAATAGACAAGGATTTGTATCTTCTGATATTGGTTTAGAAGATACGTCAGAGAGTTTTGGATTACCGGCTACGGCTGATTTGATGTTTGCGTTAATGTCTAATGATGAATTAGAACAAATGAATCAGATTATGGTGAAACAATTAAAGAATAGATATAATGACCCCAATGTAACCAAGCGGTTTGTTGTTGGGATTGATAAATCTAAAATGAGGTTATATGATGTGTCTGATAATGCACAATCAACTATAACTAATGAAAAGGGCAGTAATGATGTTGCGACTAAGAATTTTAATAAACGTATAGGAAATGTGGAGATAGTAATATGAGTAAAAAAGATGTTGAGACAGTTGAAGTTGAAGAAAGTGTTGAACCAACACTTGAGTTGGAAGATATAACAGAAGATTCTACTGAAAGTAAAGATGATTTTGTAGTTATTGAACCTGATATGAATAAGGCTTTTATTACTGTATATGAAAATGCGGTGGATGATGAATGGTGTGATAAGGTTGTTAAGTTTTTTGATGAAAATGAAGATAGACAACAATTGACTGAACATGAAGAGTATCGGTGTTTTAAAGAAGTTAATTTATTTGATGAAGAACTTATTAAGGGGGCAAAACCAACTACTGACTCGTCTAAATTATCGGTTGAATTTATGCATAAAATTTACGATTATATTGAGAGTTATCGCAGATTTTATAACATATCATTTTTCCCATCTAATGCTGCGTGTGAGGAAATTCGCATAAAGAAGTATGATCATAAAGAATCTAATTTTTTCAATTATCATGTGGATGTTGGTGATCATGCATCTGCAAGAAGGTTTTTGGTTATATTTTTATATTTGAATGATGTTGAAGAGGGTGGACAAACGGTGTTTCCTGAATATGGCATTACTATCCCCGCTAAAAGGGGGAGTATAGCAATATTCCCTCCATTTTGGACACATCCACATTTGGGAGAACAACCAAAATCTAATGATAAATATATTATTGGTACGTATATGCATTATTTGGATGGTTCTGTTGAAGAAGTTGATGAAACAGACGAGAAAGAATAGTGTATACTTATAATGCCATTTTAAAACGTATTGTTGACGGTGATACATTAGATGCTTATATTGATTTAGGATTTGATGTATCAGTTACAAAACGAATTAGATTAATGTTTATTGATACGGCAGAGTCAAGGACGAAGTTTCTTGAAGAAAAGGAATTGGGGATAGCAGCCAAACATCGCTTATATGAGATAATAGATGAGAATGATGGTGAGTTTATCATAAAATCTCATGGTGTTGGTAAGTATGGTAGAGTACTAGGTGAGTTGTTTATAACAGAATCTGATGATAGAAGTATTAATGATACTCTTGTTATGGAAGGATTTGCTGTGCCATATGATGGTGGATCTAAGATGGAAATGGATGAAAAGTGGGATATGTTGCAACGTAATCGAAAGATGTTTCTTGAAAGTCGTATTGAAAGTCCATTGGAGTAATGTATTATTATTATATAATAAAAATACATGATAACAGAATTAAGGTTGGTATTACTAAGAATACAGATCAACGGATTAAGTCATATAGAACTAGTGATCCAACCTTGAGTTATTATAAAATTTATGAACTTGATATTGAAAAGAAAGATGTTTTTTCTTTGGAAAAAACAATATTAAATGAATTAAAAAGATGGTTTGCTTGTAGGTCTGAGACTATAGAATCTAGTAATATTGAGAATGTGGAAATTATTGTAGACGGACTTATGGAAGAACTATATGTTGAAAAAGATAAATATATATTTAATAAGTAGGAATTAACATGGTTAATGAATATAAATACGATGAGATAGATTTTGGATTTACGGCAGTAGATGAAGAAGAATTAGTTAGTATAAAATCAACAAATGATGAAGTTTCAAAAAAGATAGATACTACTAATGTGGAAGTGAAACATGTATTAGAGAAGATGGATGTTTTTTTGGAGAAACAAAATGATGTATTGCGTGAGTTATTATCTACAAAACAACTTTACGAAGATAAATCCAGTAGTATTGATATAAGTAAAGAAGTTGTCGAGGATAAATTGTTGAAAGTTGAGCGCATGATTATGCCATTATTATATAATTTAATGAAGAATGATGATAAAGATTATATATATTGGCCAAATCGTGAAGTAATAATAAAAAAACAGATTGATGAGATTTTGTTATTAACTGGTGGGGATAGAGATAATGGGTAAAGAAATCACTTTTTCATTTGGTAGATTGAATCCACCAACAACAGGACATGGCAAATTATTAGATGCATTATCTTCTGTGTCATCTGGTGAATATAGAATGTATTTATCAAAGAGTCACGATTCTAAGAAAAACCCACTTTCATTGAAAGATAAGGTTAAATTTATAAAGAAAATGTTTCCAAAACATTCTAAAAGTATTGTTAATGATGATAATATACGTAATGTTTTTGATATTTTAGTTAAATTATATGATGATGGTTTTAATGCTGTTGTTATGGTTGTTGGTTCTGACCGTGTTAATGAATTTAAAATGTTAATGGATAAGTATAATGATATTAAGTCTAGACATGGGTATTATAATTTTACAAGTATTGAAGTGAAATCTGCTGGGAAACGTGACCCTGATTCGGATGGAGTTGTTGGTATGTCAGCTTCGAAGATGAGAGTTGCCGCAGTTTCTAATGATTATGATAATTTTAAAAAAGGATTACCGTCAAATTTTAAGGATGGTAAATTATTATTTGATACCATTAGAAAAAATATGAATGTGGAAGAACATGTATTTGATTTTCTGCAAGGTGGTGATATGTTAAGTGAGTATTTTGATTGTGTGGATGCGTATGATATAATAGAATCAACACAAGATAATATATCCGAGTATTTTATTATTGAAGAGTTATATAAATATAACAGTTACTTGAACGAAAAGTCAACTAAATTTAAAAATTTAAAAGAAATAGGAGAAAAAAATGTCAGTTAAAATAGAGCCACCAAAGTGGTGTTCGGATGCAGTACCTAGTAATGAGGGTTGGAGACACCCCAGAACTAATGAATTATTAATTTCTCGTAAAGGATTATTAGATCTTGTTAAGGCAGAGACGGTAGAAGAAGTAAAGAAAAAACCTAAAAAACCTAAAAAAACAGTTAAAAAAGATTGAAATATTATTTAATAGTTTAATGTATGTTTGAAATTTTAAATGATAAAAATATAGTTATATATCAGATGAGGTCGTATGTTAATTATAATTGTCATACGTTGGAAGAGTTTACGGATGATATGAAACGATTTGAGTATATTAAACGATTATTTTATAGGTATCATAATCGTGGTATTCTTAAAGAGAGATTAATATTGAACCATTTAATAGTATTGTATAATGTTTTAGATGGCGAACCGTGTACTAGATTATTGTTTTTTAAGATTGATGGAGAATATCATTATATTTTGAAAACATTTTTATTATTTATAGACAGGTTGCCCACAAGGGTTGATGTGGTTGGTGTTAATATAAAAACTATTAACTCTGACCCATATATATATACAAAGTTAAAGGAGATATAATGTCGGCAATGATAGATGGTTATATATCATATAAGTTTTTGAGAGTTTTGACTACACCATGGCATAAACAAGAAGCTTATAAACATGGTATTATTGATAAGAATGGTAAAAATTTGAGGACTAGTAAAACTTTAAAGACCAAAAAGGAAAAGGAGTCATATACACTTCTTCATAGATTGGTATTTAATATAAAACGTATATTGTCTAAAATTCCGGGTGGTGGTAGTCAAATAGCATCATATGTTGCCGCTTTTGCATTAATTCGTGAGAGTGAGTTGTCGGATGAAAGTCAAAGGATACTTAAAGGTTGTTTGATTGAGTATGTTAATGTTATGGAATTTGATAATTGTGAAAAGAAATGTATTGATGAGAATTTTGCAAATGCTATTGGACCTATTGGTTCATCTGGAGAGACTAGTAATTTTGCAGGGTTGGGAAAAAACCCACCATCTAAATTTGGTGGGTTTGCAGTATATCCTGTAAAATTTGATACATATGTTAATTTGATGAAAGGTAAGAAGAAGTATGCGAGATGGAAGAATTATATGTCGTCTGAAGAGGCAAAGGATGTTAGGAAGTATATTAAAAATAATCCAAAAAAGAATGTTGTGATTCAGGATGATACTTATGGTAATATGATGATATTATATAGACATAACGAGGTGTAAATTATTTAATATGATGTGAGGTGGTGGTATGAGTTATATAGATAATTCTTATATAAATAGAATGTCTTATAAGTTTGATATGTTTGTGAAGAAAAAGGATAATTTGTACAATTTTAGATGTCCATTATGTGGTGATTCTAAAAAAAATAAAACAAAATCTAGAGGTTTTTTATATTTAAAAAAGAATAATTATTTTTATATGTGTCATAATTGTGGTGCATCAATGAATTTTAAGAATTTTATTAAGATGATTGATAAACCTTTGTATGATGAATATGTTATGGAATTGTGGAAGTATGGTAAGAGTCTATCGGATAAGGTAAAGAAAACCGATGACCCTGAATATAATATGAATTTTTCTTATAATAGGAAAAGAAGACGTTTTGATTATGATAATGTTATTAAATTGTCTGAATTAGAAGAGGGTCATATAGCATTACAGTATATAAAGAATAGAAAGATTACTAAATTAGACTTGTTATATTATTCTGATGATTTTGAACTTTTGGTTAATTCTATATTACCAAATCATTCTTATAATTTAATTAAGAATGATCCTAGAATTGTGATACCATTTTTTGATGATAAATATAATTTAGTTGCAATACAAGGTAGGACAATTAATGATTCATCTATTAGGTATATAACTATAAAGATAAAGGATGATGTATTAAAGTTATATGGATTGGATAATGTTAAAATGGATAATACGGTATATGTATTAGAGGGTCCATTAGATTCATTATTTGTTGATAATTCGGTTGCAATGGCTGGAAGTGATTGTGATTTAGAGTATTTTAAAAAGTTTAAGGATGTAGTTTTTATATATGATAATGAACCTAGAAATAGTCAAATAGTAAAAAAAATGCAGAAGGTTGTTGATAACTCATATGGGATATTTATATGGCCTGAAGATGTTAAAGAAAAGGATATTAACGATATGGTCGTTAATGGTTATACGGAGGATAAATTACAAACATTAATACGTAATAACATAAAATATGGATTATCGGCGAAGGCGTGTCTTAATCAATGGAAACGATGTTAGGAGAGATTTATGGAAATTAGAGATGAACTTGACTTTTTAAAAAAAGAGAATGACGAATTAAAACATAAGATAAAGGATTTGGAATATGATAATGCGGAACATCAAGTTAAAGATGAAGTCTTGTGGGATGCCATGGATAATGATTATAAAGGAATACAAAAATAGGAATAATATATGAATATAAGTGAACAGGGGTTGAAGCTATTACGTGATTATTATATGAGGGAGTATGAAGATGCTCCAGAGGATGCATTTAAGAGAACTTCAAATGCATTTAGTTTTAATGATGAAAAGTTAGCAAGTAGAATATATTCATATATAGATAAGAATTGGTTTATGTTCTCATCCCCTGTTTTATCAAATGCTCCAGAAAAGGAAGAACATGTAAGAGGATTACCAATATCATGTTTTTTAGGATATGTACCAGATACATTGGAAGGTTTAATAGATCATACATCTGAATTACGGTGGTTGTCAGTTAAGGGTGGTGGTGTTGGTGGACATTGGTCGGATGTTCGTTCTGTATCAGATATAGCACCAGGACCAATACCATTTTTACATACTGTGGATGCTGATATGACTGCATATAAACAGGGTATAACACGAAAGGGGTCTTATGCTTCTTATTTAGATATATCCCATCCTGATATTATGGAATTTATGTCACTTAGAATACCTACTGGTGATGTTAATAGGAAGTGTCTTAATCTACATCATGGTGTTAATGTACCCGATAGTTTTATGCAAGCACTTGAAGACAATTCGGTATGGGAACTTATTGATCCAAAAACAGGTAATCAAACCGATACCGTTGTGGCTAGGGAGTTATGGGAAACCTTATTAGAGACACGTTATCGCACTGGTGAACCATATATATATTTTATTGATAAGGCGAATGATGCATATCCACAAACACAAAAGGATAAAGGGTTGTTTTCAAGAGGTTCTAATTTGTGTTGTGAAATCACATTACCAACTAATGAAGAACGCACAGCTGTCTGTTGTTTAAGTTCATTGAATCTTGAAACTTATGATGAGTGGAAGGGTAGTAAGTTAGTTGCGGATCTAATTACATTTTTAGATAATGTATTAACTTATTTTATAGAACATGCTCCAAGTGAAATATCAAAGGCTAGTTTTTCTGCTAGTCAGGAACGGTCTATTGGTGTTGGAACAATGGGTTGGCATAATTTTTTAATGAGTAAGTCTGTTTCGTTTGGTAGTCAGACTGCTGCTGAATATAATGAAGAAATTTTTTCATATATTAAATCTGAGGCGGTTAAACAATCATTAATATTAGGGGAAGAACGTGGTGAATGTCCAGATATGATAGGTACTGGACGTAGGAATGCCAATTTATTAGCAATTGCTCCAAATGCTAATAGTTCAAGTATTGCTGGAACATCACCATCAATTGAACCTATTAAGGCTAATGCTTTTGTTCATAGGACAAGAGTTGGTAGTCATTTAATTAAAAATAAATATATAGAAAAAGTACTTAAGGACTATGGACATGATACGGAATATGTATGGAATTCTATTATGTCTAATAATGGGTCTGTTCAACATTTATCATTTTTATCTGACCATGAAAAAGAAGTATTTAAGACAGCAATAGAGATAGATCAAAATGATATTGTTAGATTGGGTGGTCAACGTGCAAAATATATTTGTCAATCTCAAAGTTTGAATGTATTTTTTCCTGCGGGTGTTGATAAGAAATATTTACATGAAGTACATTATAATGCGTGGAAATTGGGCAATAAGTCGTTATATTATTTAAGAACAGAAACGTCAAATCGTACAGAAATATTGTCTGAAAAGATAGAACAGAATACTATGACAGATTATGCAGAAACCCCATCTGGTCAAGATTTGTTAATTGGTGTAAGAGGTGAATTTGTTAGTCAGGATGGTTGTGTTAGTTGTGAAGGTTAATTAAAATAGGAGAATTTATATATGGAACAATTGGGTAGAGTACGAACTTTAGAGAAAGATTGGCGAGAGAATGATCGTTGGTTGAATGTCAAACGTGATTATTCGGCAGAAGATGTTATTAGGTTAAGTGGTTCGTTTGATGAAGAATATACAGTGTCTACCGTGGGTTCTAAAAAACTTTGGAAATTGATTAACGAAGATGGATATGTTAATTCTATGGGTGCTATAACTGCTGGTCAAGCTATGCAACAAGTTAAGGCTGGTATTAAGGTTATATATTTATCAGGTTGGCAGGTTGCCGCTGATGGTAATTCGTCAGAAACTATGTATCCAGATCAATCATTATATGCATATAATTCAGTACCAATGATGGTAAGACGTATTAATAATACATTCCGTAGAGCAGATGAAATTCAATGGAACAAGGGAAGAAACGATATTGATTACTTTGCTCCAATTATCGCAGATGCTGAGGCTGGGTTTGGTGGGGTGTTGAACTCTTATGAGTTGACTAAATCTATGATAGAGTGCGGTGTGTCTGGTATTCATTTAGAAGACCAATTATCATCTGCTAAGAAATGTGGACATATGGGTGGTAAGGTGTTAGTGCCAACACAAGAGGCAATCCAGAAATTAGTATCTGCGAGATTGGCATCTGATGTTATGGGTGTGCCTATCGTTATTATCGCAAGGACAGATGCTAACGCAGCAACTTTGCTGACATCTGATATTGATGTCCGTGACAAGGAATTCGTCACAGGGGAGAGAACTGAAGAGGGGTTTTTCAGAGTCAACTGCGGAATAGACCAAGCGATATCAAGGGGATTATCTTATGCGGCTTATGCTGATATGCTTTGGTGTGAAACTGCGGTGCCGAATTTAGAAGAGGCACAAAAATTTGCGACTGCGATACACCAACAGTATCCGGGCAAACTTCTGGCGTACAACTGCTCACCGTCATTCAATTGGAAGAAGAATTTGAGTGATGAAGAAATAAGTCACTATCAACAAAAATTAGGGGAGATGGGGTTCAAATGGCAATTTATTACGTTAGCTGGTATTCATGATATGTGGCATTCTATGTTTGAGTTGTCAAAAGATTATGTTGAACGTGGTATGACTGCTTATGTGGAGGGTGTCCAAGAACCTGAGTTTGCTTCGGTTAAAGATGGATATACATTTGCAAGGCATCAAGAGGAAGTTGGTGCTGGTTATTTTGATTCTGTTACAAATGTTATACAAGGTGGTAAATCATCTGTTACTGCTATGGACGGTTCTACTGAAGAGGAACAGTTTTAATATTATAAATATAATTTTACATTTAGAGTTGTAATATATGTTAACATTTCAAGAATATGTAACAGAAGCTAAAAATACTCATATGACTCATATTGAGGATCTTGTCCTTGATGGTGGTGTTAATGGCACACGTGGTGCCATTAACGCTTTAAGGTCATTGAGAGATATGTTGTCTGGTAATTCTAATACTTCACATTCAGTTACTGTTAAGTGGGATGGCGCTCCTGCTGTGTTTGCTGGTATTGACCCGACAGATGGACAGTTTTTTGTTGCGAAGAAGGGTATATTTAATAAGAATCCAAAAGTATATAAGTCACATAACGATATAGATGACGATACTTCTGGTGATTTGTCTAGTAAGTTAAAAATCGCATATACTGAACTAAAGAAACTTGGTATTACAGGTGTCATGCAAGGTGATATCATGTATACTAATTCTGACCTTAAGAATGAAACAATTGATGGTGAATCTTATGTTACCTTTCATCCTAATACGATAGTATACGCTGTACCAACATCACAGGCTGGTTCTATATTACAGTCAAAGATAGGTGTTGTTTGGCATACAAAATATACTGGTGATTCTTTTGAGAATATGTCTGCATCATTTAATATCAGTATTCGTGATTTTAAAAAGACTTCAAGTGTATGGATGAGAACTGCGGATCTTACTGATTTGTCTGGTACTGCTACTATGACTAAATCTGAGACTGATATAGTTACATCACATTTATCTGATGCTGGTAAGATATTTAGAAAAATATCATCAACTACATTAAATGATGTTTCTACTAATTCAGTTATTAATCAACTGATTAATACTTTTAATAATACTAAAGTCAGGTCACAAGAGAAGATTACAAATACTAGAAAACATACAGATGATCTTATTAAATATATTTCAGATAAGTATCAAAAAGATATTGACAAGTTAAAGTCTGATAAAGGCAAATCTAAAAAGTCGAAATCAAGAGAAGATGTTTTAAGTTTTTTTTCGGATTCTAATAAAAAGAATTTAAGATTGATGTTTGAGTTACAAAATCATTTAGTTGATGCTAAAGAGATTTTAATAGATAAGATGGAGAGTGTGTCTGATATATCTACCTTTGTAAGAACTAAGGATGGATTTAAAGTATCTGGTTCAGAGGGATTTGTTGCAATTGACCGTAATGATAATGCTGTTAAATTGGTAAACCGAATGGAATTTTCAGCAAATAATTTTTCAAAAGATATAATAAAAGGTTGGGAGAAATGAAGACATTTAAGAGTTATTTAATGGAAAAGGGTGGTGGTGCTGCGGCTGGTAAACTTGAGGTTGTTACTACGTCTTTAGAAGATGCAAGAGAATATGCGTTATCTAAATTCCCAACATTAGATAAAGATATTCCGGATTTTGATAAGAATTATGTTTTAGCACAGAAATTGGCATATAAAGGTAATACCAAAAGAAAGGATATGCCAGTTATAACTTCTAGGGATGTTGATAAATTTCAAAAGAGATTGTCAAAGGGTAAACTTGATATAATCAAACCATTTTCTAAAGATACAGTTCCGTCAAATCCATTTCCAGAAGGATTATCAGGTGATAAGGCTGATAAGTTTTTAAAGGCTGGGTTAAAAAAGAATGATGGTAATGAACGTGATGATGTGGTAAAAGTTACACGTGATAAAATCTCAGCGAAAGATTTAACTCCAATTCAGGATCAAATATATTTTGATAAGGGTCTTGGTACTATAGCTAAGAATGGTGTTAATGGGACTATAAAATTATTAAATTCTAAAGTATTAATAGTATCATCCGATAATCGTATTATTGATGGACATCATAGATTTTTATCTGCTATATTGTTAGATAGAAATATGAAACTTAATGTTTTAAAGATTAGTTTACCGTTAGCTAAGTTGTTACCATTGGCACTAGCTTATGGTGATTCCATAGGTAATAAACGGAATCGATAGTATGAAGATTGATAAGTATTATGAGTATATGGAGTCCGATAAATACAATTTAGAAAAAGAAATAGGATACTATTTGATGTATTCATATTTATTTACTCATCATCCAGATAGTAATAATATATATTCAGAGACAAGACATCATGAGGTGATGCAGAATTTATATGATAATTTTGATAATTTACCAAATCATGTTGACAAGTGTTTATTGAAACGTGAATTTTTAGAGGAAGGAAAAGTATTAGAATATAATGAACATGTATATCCGTACACGGTAAAAACATTTGCATTATATTTTTCGGTGAATCCAACTAATTTGTAGGAGTGAATATGAGTAAAGATGTTATTGAGTTATATCATTGGGTTGATACAAGGTCATTCAGACCTTTATGGTTGTTAGAAGAATTGGGTATTGAGTATAAGTTGATTCGTACTCCTATTCAATCACAATTACTTTGGCATGATAGGGCAAGGAAATCACTAAGTGACAGGGGCGAGTTAAAGGATTCTAATGGGGATGTGATTGAGTTGATGGATAATCATAGTAGGTCATATTTAAATTTAAATCCCGGTGGTACACTTCCAACATTAAAATATAATGATCATGTGATGTGGGAGGCTGGTGCTATTTGTATGTATTTGTGTGATATGAATCCTGAATCTGGATTATCTCCTGATGTGTCTAGTTTATATAGAACTGAATATTTGAAGTGGATGTTTTATGTTACATCTACAATGGAGTATCCATTAGTAGATTTATTTTTACATACTAAGATGTTGCCTAAAGAAAAACGTAGACAGTCGGTTGTTGAATATTCATTAGAACGATATAAAAAAATATTAGTAATTATAAACAACTCAATGCATGGTAATAATCCAATGATGGCTCAACGTCCATATATGATAGGACATGAATTTTCTGTTGTTGATATAATGGTATCTTCTACATTGAATTGGTTCCCTGAACTTCTCTACGATTTCCCACATCTTCAATCTTATGTTAATCGTTGTATAGATAGACCTTCATTTCAAGATGCAATTGACAAAAACGAATAAATATCTTGACAATTAGCTAGTGGTGTGGTATACTATGAATATAGTGGGGGGTTTAATTTGGATAAAATATATAATTGTGACATCATGGAAGGTTTCAAAAAGTTAGATGATAATTCTATTGATTGTGTCATTACGTCACCGCCATATTGGCAATTAAGGGATTATGGGTTTGATGGTCAGTGGGGATTAGAACCCACATTCCAAGAATATCTTGAACATTTATGGGAAATGATGGATGAAATTCATAGAGTTTTAAAAGATACTGGTACTGTATGGATCAATCTTGGTGATACATATTCTACTAAATCTGGTGGACTTAATACTGGTCATACTGGAAGTAGAACTGGTGATTATTTGGGTGGTATGAAGATTAACCAACCATCTGATTTGAAACCTAAAAGTTTATTATTGATTCCTCATAGATTTGCTATTGGTTGTTATGACCGTGGATGGACTATTCGTAATGATATAATCTGGGCAAAGAGAAATGGTATGCCTGAATCGGTTCGTGATAGATTCTCAAAGAAACACGAATATATCTTTTTAATGACGAAGAAACCTAAAGGTTATTATTTTGACCTTGATTCTATTCGTGATGAGCATATGTATTTAAAAGTGGAATCTGAACGTAATAATTTTAATAGTCCATCATCTACTGTTGATAAGCATATAGGAACTAATGGTGGCGTTGGTAAGACACGTAATAAACGACCACGATCTTCTGATTACAATACTAAAGGAAAGAACCCGGGTGATGTTGCCGATTTTTGGAACATTACAATAAAGGGTAATCGTTCTTCACACCTTGCTTCATATAATTCAGAATTAATTGATAAACCTATAATTGCTGGTTGTCCAGTAGGTGGTGTTGTTCTTGACCCCTTTTCTGGCACAGGAACTACCTTAGTTAGAGCATCACAACTTGGTAGAAAGTATATTGGATTTGAAGCATCAGAACAGTTTTTTAAGATAACTGAAGAGAATGTTAATATTGAGATTGAACGTAAGAATATCCCAACACTTGATAGTTTTTTAATGTTATGAAACTTTCTAAGTATAATCATGATTGGGTTGATATAGACAAACGTATGTATAGATTATCTATACGTGCATTTAGAATTTTGAAAAGACTATTAAGAATTAATATTAATATTCATTCTGATATTAATATTAATGATGGTAGTATATTTGTATTTAATCATTTTTCTCGTATAGAAACATTTATTCCTCAATATTTGATACATGAAGAAAATGGTAGTTATTGTTATTCTGTTGGTTCTGGTGAATTTTTTAAAAATGATGGTATATTGTCATCGTATTTAAGTAAGTTGGGGGTTATCCCACATAATCACCCTAGATTATTTCCTATTTTAGCAAAACAAATATTACACGGACATAAAGTTGTTATTTTCCCTGAAGGTGGGATGGTAAAGGATCATCGGGTTGTTGATGATGAAGGACATTATAATATGTTATGTCAAACAACCATGAAAGTACGGAAACAACATACTGGTGCAGCTGTTTTGTCACATGGGTTGGAGGTGTTTAAGTTCATAGTTCGTAATGCTCATAGAGATATGGATATGGATAGATTATTAATGTGGCAAAAGGAATTAGATTTTCATAGTTTGGATGAGTTATTGGCAGCAGTAGAAATACCTACTAATATAGTTGCATCTAATATAACGTTTTATCCTTTACGTGCGACTGATAATGTTTTATTGAAGGCTGTTGAATATATTTCTAATGGACTTACATTACGACAAACAGAAGAATTGATAGTTGAGGGGAATTTAATTACTAAAGATACTGATATGGATGTTGTTATGAGTAAAGTGATATCTACCTCCGGTATTTGGCATTCATGGAAGTCATCTTTAACTGAAACATTTACTGATTCTATAAAATCCTTAGATGATGTGTTTTCTATTGGTAGTGTTGATAAGTCTTGGAAAGGTGAGATGTTGCATAAACATCTCATAAAGTGTTCTAATGTTACACGTGACTTTTACACTAAAAGTATTTATTCTTATGTTACTATTAATTTAAGCCATCTGACATCTTGTTTATTGATGTATAGATTCAAACAAAATATAGTATCTGTTTCTAAAGATCAATTATATAAAGAATTATATTTGGTGTTAAAGACATTACAATATAAACCTGAAATTAGATTACATCGTGGGTTATTAACGCCTCGACTTTATAGTGATATATTAAGTGGTAATAATGTAGATATATTAAAATATATTGAGTCTCTTGAGAAACAAGGTGTATTGGTTATAGGGACTAATACTATATATTTATCTAGTAAGTTTAATTCTAATGTTGATCCTTTGACAGTTAGAGTTGAGAATTTATTAGTTGTATATTATAACGAGATACAGCCGATTTCTTTGGTTGGTGAAGTGGTTAAAGGTGTTATTAGTGGTATGCATAAGGTCACTAATAAAGATATAGTATTACATTTATTAGATGATCAGAAACTATCGTTAACATATGATAAGAAATTATATAGGAATGATAAATATAATTCTAAATTTTCTGATATTAATACTTCTAATAATAATCCTTTTATTTTATTCCCTAAAAAGTCTAACGGTGTAGTAATATTGTTAATCCATGGATTATTATCATCTCCGGCAGAAGTTAGGGGGTTTGGTGATTATTTGTGTGATATTGGTTATACTGTTGTTGGTGCTAGAATAGTTGGTCATGGTACGTCACCCTATGATTTGATGCAATATGATTATAATGATTGGATAAATTCGGTTTATAGTTATTTTGACATGGCTTGTATGTTGTCTAAAAATATTGTGATTATCGGGTTTTCTACTGGTGGTGCAATTGCATTACGTAACGAATTTATACATGACTCTAGGGTTAAATCCATAGTTGTTATATCTGCTCCTATTTTTTATAATGATACTAGAATTAAGTTTGTACCCATAATCAACGGTATTAATAAGGTTGTTAGTATATTATTATCAGGTAATGGAGTTAAAGCATTTTTTAAGAATATTCCTGAGAATGAACATATTAATTATTGGATAATACCAACGTTTAGTATATATGAGGTAGGGAGATTGGTTAAAAGTATTAAGAGTACATTAGCTAATGTAACAGTTCCCATGTTGATTATATTTTCTAAAGATGATTCATTAGTTTCCGTTAGTGGGGCTGATTATATATATAATAATATATCTTCCATCGATAAGGAAATGCATATTATTGGTTCTGATTGTCATGGTATACTGTATAATAATTCTGATTTAATATGGGAAAGAATTTCAATTTTTATTGAAAAAAGACTTGACTTATAGTTGTTTTTGTGTTATTATATATATATTAGTTAAAAATATTGGAGTAAAGTCATGAAAAGTGGTAAATTATTGTTATTAACGGCATTAATGTTAACAACTAATGCATATGCCGAGGTGGTTACGGTTCCAGTTATATCGTCAACTCCTATATATAATAACAGAGTGGTGTATGATACACCAACTAGAACATGTGTTAAACGTGAGGTATATGTTGATTCTAATTCCTCTAATTTGCTTGGTGGGGTTGTTGGTGCTTTTGCTGGACACGTTATTACTAGAAAACTAACAGGTTCTACTGTTAATAGAATGCTTGGTACTGCCGCTGGTGCTATGATTGGTTCTAGTATTGAAGATAGTTATAAATCAAAAAAACAGTATGTGAATGATTGTGTTATTGAAGAAAATACGCATACAGAGCAATATGTTAGTGGTTATAGTGTGTCGTATAAAGTTGATGGTAATCTTATGTCATCTGTTTTAAGTTATGATCCAGGAAAAAGTGTCAGGGTTAATATTAATCGTTCTTATCGTTTGTTGAGATAAAAAACATGTTAATTAATTTAATAGATAGAAAAATAACGTTTGAACCGAATTTAGTTTTATTTCATTTGGTTGTGACAGGAATATATTTTGCTTATCATTTGTTTTAAAGAATGGGGTCTGTAGCATAATGGTTAATGCATCCGACTCATAATCGGCCGAGTGTAGGTTCGAGTCCTACCAGACCCACCAATTTTAGTAGGGAATAGTTATGAGAGAAATATGTAGTGGAGATGGTGTTATATCTGGAAGATATGGATATGGTATTGTATTAGATGTTAATGTGCGTAATGTGTTTAATATCTATAAGGTTTCATTTGATAGATATGGTATTAGGTGGGTGTGTTCACTTGTACCTGTGTGTGCAGATGTGTGATGCAACATCTGTTGGTGCGAGTCGACTGATGAAAAATTTATATGTGATAAAGAGGGTGTCTGTTGGACTTATTAATATACCAGAATTACAACGAGTAAATGGGAAGTATGCCTTTTTTGATATAAATGCTCCTGTGTATAGACCATTGGCGGTATATTATGATGATGGATATCCTAGTGATGAGTGGATAGAAAAGTGTGAAAATATGTATTGTTCTGCTATGTGTTATAATTATTATATGGGGATGTATAACAAGTATAGAGGTAGATTATGAAGAAAGATAAAATAGATAGGTTGTATGAGTTAGATCAATTAATAATGAAGGTGTGGGGATTTTCTGATGATTTAGAATTAATTATTAAAAAAATGAGAGTTAGTTCAGAACGTGAAGATATTGTTGCAGTATCCAAATTATTTGAGTTAAGGATGGAATCGTTGTGGAAGGGTTATGAGTCGTGTTTTGAAAATCCTGATACTATTAAATTTAAAGGTCATCAAGTAAATGATTTTTTCCCAAGTAAGGATGGTGGTGATGATACTGTATTGTGATGATTTGGAAAGTTTTTTATAAATGGAGGAATAAATGGAAATAGTAGTATATTCACAGGGGTCTTGTTCATTTTGTTTGAATGTAAAACAATGGTTTGATAAACACGATGTTACGTATACGGAAAGAGATATACAGTCAGGTGAGGATGTTTGGAACGATTTTGCAAAGTTGAATCAAAGAACTGTACCTCAAATTGTTGTGGATGGTGAGTATTTTGGTAACTATGATACCCTGATGAAAAATAAAGAGAAATTTTTATTTGATACTCCTGTCAATATGACTACACCATCAGAAACATATAAACCATTTAGGTATCCGTGGGCGGTTGAATTGACAAAAAGACATGAACAGGCACATTGGATTGAAGATGAGATTGATTTATCTGATGATGTTGCTGATTGGAAGAATGGTAAATTATCGGAGTCTGAAAGGAATTATATTACTCAAGTATTAAGGTTATTTACTCAATCTGATGTTGCGGTTGGACAAAATTATTATGATTTTTTTATTCCTAAATTAAAGAATAACGAGATACGTAACATGCTCGGTTCGTTTGCGGCTAGAGAAGGCATACATCAAAGAGCATATGCTTTATTGAATGACACATTAGGATTGCCTGAATCAGAGTTTCATGCATTTTTAGAATATAAAGAAATGTCTAATAAAGTTGAGTTTATGCGAGATAATGATAACTCTAACTATTCTAATTTGGCATTTGCTATTTCTAAGTCTGTATTTTCTGAAGGTATCTCATTATTTGCTTCATTTGTAATGTTATTAAATTTTCAAAGATTTGGTAAAATGAAAGGAATGTGTAAAGTTGTAGAATGGTCTATTCGTGATGAAAGTATGCATGTTGATGGTATGACTCAAATTTTTAAGAAGTTTTGTGAAGAACATCCTAGAATTGTTACTGATGATTTTAAGAAAGACATATATAGTATGTTACGTAAAGTTGTTAAGTTAGAAGATAAATTTATAGATCTTGCATATGGAGACTCTATTATAGAAGATTTAGATAAAGATGATGTTAAACAATATATCAGATATATTGCTGATAGAAGATTATTACAATTAGGATTCAAACCTAATTATAGAGTTAAAGAGAATCCGTTACCGTGGTTAGATTGGGTATTAAATGCACCCGACCATACTAACTTTTTTGAGAATCGGGTTACAGAATATGAAGTTGGTGGTTTAAAGGGAGATTGGTCGGATGTATATTAGGGGAAATTTATGAGTACTATAACAAAGATTCTATCGGAATCGACACTGAATCGTATTAGGTCGTCGTGGATAGAACACGATACTGGTACTATTACGGCATTTAGAGATACTGCTGAATGTGGTGATGGTGTTAAGTATACAAAGAAACAGAACATTGGTAAGAATAGTATTTTACGTTCTAAGTTATTAAAACGTGGATATGGTATTACTAAAATAAAGGGTTCTTGGATTGAGAATGGTGGTAAAGAGGTATCAGAGGCATCATATTATGTTGTTGACCTTAAGGATTCTGGTAAGTTATTAAAAGATCTTATTGAACTTGGAAAGGATTTTGAACAGGATGCAATAACGTATGCAGAAAAGGAGTCTGATTATTATGCGGTATCTACTAATATGTGTGCGAACAGTTGGCCGGGATTTGGTAGGGTTGGTGTTAAAGAAAAGTTGGGCAAACCTAAGTTTGGTAAAACTGGAATAAATGGATTTTCTAGGGTAAATAATAGGGCATTTGTATTTGAAGCATATGATTTAATTAGTAGGTCTGATTTTGGTCCTATATCATTAAGAAGTATTGAACATATTGATGATAAGGATTGGAGGGATATTATTTTGTAATATAAGGATGTGTGTATGACATGGATGTATAGGAATAAGGTATATGTACCCAAGAATTTAGATCCAAAACTTTTATATGGGTTTGTATATGAAATAACTAATAAAGATAATGGTAAGAAGTATATAGGTAAGAAATTCTTTTGGTCAGTTAAGTCATATCAAAAGAATAAAAAGAGAAAGAAGAAGAAGGTAGAATCTGATTGGCAAGATTACTATGGTTCTTCTGAATTATTATTAGAAGATTTGAATAAAATTGGGGCTGAACAGTTTGATAGGAAGATATTGAGGTTGTGTAAAACTAAGTCGGAATGTGCGTATTTTGAGGCTAAGTATCAATTTGATTATAAAGTATTAGAATCTGATGAATATTACAATTCTTGGATAATGGTTAAGGTTAGGAAGTCACATTTAAATAGGTTATGAGGGGTATATATGAAGGTAGAATATGTTAATCATATGGGTGATGATATTACAGTAGTTAATTCTGCTCGTGTTTCATTTGCTAAGTTTTCTGAGGGGGTTGGCTTTGATGAAATTGTAGAACACGTGGATGAAGATGGAGAGTGTACATTACACGCATTTATTCCTAATGTTAAAGATGGTGATAAAAAGTTGATTAGGTATTTGGCCAAACATAACCACTTCACACCATTTACACATGAAATGGTTACGTTACGTGAGAAAGTGCCTATTTTTGTTGCTAGACAGAGATTTAAGCATGTTGTGGGGTTTAGTTATAATGAAGTGTCAAGACGATATGTATCAGATACTCCAGATTTTCATGTACCAGAAACTAATGGGTGGAGAACACGTCCAGAGAAGGTTAAACAGGGTTCTTCTGATACAGATTTTGTCACTCATTTCAAAGAACCATTCATGAATGGACTAACTTCTCCTTTATTAGAAGACGCATATATGAGTCATATTACTCAATCAACTAGATTATATACGGAGATGATTGAGTCGGGTGTGTGTCCAGAACAAGCTAGAATGGTTCTACCACAGTCTATGATGACTGAATATTTTGTAACAGGGTCTTTATATGCTTGGGCAAGGGCATATAATTTAAGAAAAAGTTCTACGGCTCAATTGGAGATACGTGAACTTTCTGATGAGTGGAATAGAATATTAGGGGCGTTGTATCCTATTTCGTGGGAAGCATTAACTATGAAGAAGGTGGTAAGAGATTATGAGTAAAAATGTGTTAAATCCGTTACATTTAAATTATGAATGGAAATCTAATAAACGTATTAGAGTTAGATATAGGGGTACCAATATGGTTTGGGTTAATTTACCGAAACCAACAGATGATGGTATGTTACCGTATGATAAGTTGAATTGGAATGTTCTGAAATATGAATATCAAATAGGGGGTGGGGAATGATATATGATGAAAATTCTCTATTAGGTGTGAAAGTTATATTAATGAATGAGACTGCTAAAAAACCAACTAGGGGTACTAATTATTCTGCTGGGTATGACTTATATGCATCTATAGATGAAACAATCACATATGAATATAATCCTACTGGTATAAAACATAGAACGTCATATGTATATCCAGGAGAACGTTTATTGATATCTACTGGTGTGGTGTTTGGTATACGTCAAGGATTTGTAGGTATAATTAAACCAAGGTCGGGGTTGGCATTAAGACATGGGATTGATGTATTAGCTGGTGTGATAGATTCTGATTATCGTGGTGTTGTTGGTGTTGTATTACAGAATCATGGTTCAGAGAAATTTAGAGTAAATGATGGAGATAGGATTGCTCAGATTATGTTTATACCACATGAAAGTCCTGGTATAGTTGTATGTAGTGATTTGAGTGAATTACCAGGTACTGGTGATGGTTCTTCTAGTAGGGGATCTGGTGGATTTGGTTCGACGGGAGTTAATTAGTGTTTGAACATTGCCAGATTAATTTTAAGGATTATGATGATTTGGAATCTGTCACGTCATCTGATGGTTCTAGGAAATATGTGACACCGGATGGTATTGAATATCCGTCTGTTACAACTGTCTTATCTATATTATCAAAGGAATTCATTGATAAATGGAAAAGACGTGTTGGTATTGAAGAGGCTAATAGGATTTCTTATGCTGCGTCTTATCGTGGAACACAAGTACATGAAATAATAGAGAAGTATCTTGATAATGATGTTAATTATACGAAAGGATATTTTCCTAATATAATATCATCATTATCTTCGGTGAAACCTACTCTTGATCGTATTGGTAGTATATATGAACAAGAGTGTGCATTATATTCTAATCATTTAAAGTTGGCTGGTAGAGTAGATTGTGTTGCTGAATTTGATGGAAAGTTAAGTATTATAGACTTTAAAACATCAAAGAAATTGAAAAAGAAAGAATGGATATCGTCATATTTTATGCAATGTGCTGCTTATGCGATAATGTGGGAAGAACGTACTAATATACCAATTGTACAATTGGTGATTATTATTGCGGTTGATGATAATACACCACAGGTATTTAAAGAACATCGTGATAATTGGACAACAAATCTTAAGGATACTATATATAAATATAATAATAGTTTATGAGGTGTTAATATGATATTTGAATGGATTAAGGACATGTTTGTATCATCAATACAAGAACCCGCGGGTGTTATAACTAAACCAGTAAAGGTTAATATTGAATTAGATTTAAATGATTTGGATAATTACCCACATTCATTAGTTCGTGATGATTTGTTATTGATGAGTAAATTGCAATTAGAGTGTTATGCTAGAGAGTTTTTAAATGTGGAGTTGGATAGACGTAATTCACATGAAAAGTTAGTGAATATTGTTTTTGAATTATTACAAAAAAAGCTTGACAATTAGATGACTTTATGATATAATGTGTTATGAAACTTAATATTGCCGATTGGGGAACCATTTTTGGAGTTGTTGCCGCAATATTATTGGCATTGAATATAACTATTAGTCCATATTCCTTTATATTATTTGGAGTTTCTTCAATTCTTTGGTGTATTTATGGGTATAGGATTCATGAATATTCTTTAATGTGGATGAATGTTGTTTATTTTGTTATTGATATTGTAGCTATTTATAGATGGTTTTTTTAAATTTAATGGAGTATTAAAATGAGTATTTTAATAAGAAGATTGGTTTTATTGGGATTGATGTTTGGTTTAATTATAATGTTATTACTGTTTCCAGCTTTAGTTGGTAATAAGGTATTTACTGATGTTGAGATAGAGGAAGTGCAGAATCGTATATTAGTGGGGTAATCTGCCATGGATAAGTTAACTATACAGAAAATTATAGTTACTATGTTGTGCATAGTAGTTGGTTTTTTATGGATAGTATTTGTTATACCGATTGTAAATGGTGATTATGCGAGTGTTCACGATCATGAGAGAGATACACATACTGAGATAGATTATAGTCATGATTATATTGCTAAAAAGAATTTATGATTTTATAATAGATATATTAATTGAATTGATATGTATTAATATAGTTTGGTTTTGTTTTTTAATTAGTTTAATATGAGGATATATGTATAATTTTTTATGTGTTTTATTGAGTGTTTTGGGTTTTTTTGTTATTCTAGGTGTTGTTGATTCTGCGACGTATGATATTGGTTCTATGATTTCATATTCGTTTGTTGGGTTTTTATCAATGATTGCTGGTGCTGCGTTATATGAGGGTGATTGATTATGAATGATATTAGAAGTAAGAGTGGAATGGTTAACTCTTTAAAAGATGGTGTGTGTGAAGTAACTTTTAATAAAGTTAATGGTGATTTACGTGTTATGTCATGCACATTAGATATGATTTTTGTTCCTGAATCGTTTTTACCAAAGGGTAATGGTAATGTATCTGAATTAGTTATTTCTGTGTGGGATGTTAACTCACAGGGTTGGAGATCATTTCGACCAGAGAATGTTACTGAATTTAAGTATTTATATAATTATGAAGGACAGTCGAAAGAGTGGTATGATATGACAAAAGAAGATTTTGTCGAGAAATATTGTATTGAAGATTGGGATCGACATGAATATGAATTTTATACATATTCAAAAGAGGCGGATGATATGATAGAAGAGGCTAATAGGGTTATTGGAGTATGAGTATGAGTGATGATGTTGAAAGTATGGGTATGATTGAATTTGGTAAAAAATATGGATATAAGTATATTAATGTATGGTTGGCTGCAAGGAGTACTTCTGTAGTTGATCATATAGAAGAATTGTTAAAGAAATGAGTTAGGAGAGTAGGTGTAGTATTATGTCTAAAATGAATTTACATGATATAGATTTTGAATCTGAGAATAATTGGTTAGAAATGGATAAAGAAAGTTTTATTTCTATGTATGGTAAAAAAGTATGGGAACAGATAGATAAAAGATATTCTAAAGAATATGTTCCTAAGAATAATAGAAGGGGTCATCAACAAGATGATGAATATTAATATATGATACAAATGGATGTGTTGAATGGAAACGGAAGTAGTATGTACTAATTGTAATGCGGAGTATGTGATACAGACTGTTACTGATGATGTATTAGAAATTAAATATTGTTCTATGTGTGGGTCAGTAGTTGAGGTGTGTGATTATAATAATTTGGATTTTAATAAAGATTGAAGGAATTTTATGATATTGTTGGATTTTAATCAGATTATAATTTCATTATCTATTAATGAAGAAAAGAAGAATACTGATGAGTCTATCAGGGATATGTCGGTGATGAATTCATTTATTACTTATATATTATCGATAAAGAAACGTTATTCTGATAAATATGGTAATGTTGTTATATGTTGTGATAATAAGAATTTTTGGAGAAAGGATGTATTTCCTTATTATAAACATTCTCGTAAAAAGGATAGAGAGAATTCTAATATAGATTGGAAAGTTATATTTGATACGATTAGAACGGTGAAAAAAGATTTGGTTGATTGGTTTCCTTATAGATTGTTAGAGTTAGATACCGTTGAGGCTGATGATATTATTGCTATTTTGACAAAGGAATATCATGATAGAGAAAATATATTAATATTATCATCAGATAAAGATTTTAAACAACTACAAATATATAAAGGGGTTTCTCAGTATAGCTATAATACTGGTAAATTTATTAAAACTACAGATCCTAAAAAATATTTAAGAGAACATATATTACGTGGTGATAGATCAGATGGTATTCCTAATGTATTATCACCAGATGATGTGTTTTTGAGTGATTATAGGCAAACTCCATTGAGAAAGAATAAGATTATAGAATGGTTAAATTTAAATAAGAATCCTTATGATTTTTTGGATGATGATTTAGTGGATGCATATAAACGAAATGAGAAATTAATTGATTTTAATTTTATACCAGAGGATATATCAGAGTCTATATTGGATGATTTTGTTAAAGTTCCAATTGGAAATAATAACACCATGATGGAATATTTTACTAAAAATAGAATGATTATGTTATATTCAGAAATGGATAATTTAAAAGAGGATATAAATGAAACTTATACACGAAGTGTTTTTTGAATTTGATAATGCTAAAAATACACAAGAAAGGAAGAATGTACTATTAATGAATAATAGTAAGTTATTAACACGAATATTAAAGTTGATGTTTGATGATTTTCATTTTGTATTTGACAAAATGCCTAATTATATACCTGATGATTCACCAGAAGGATACAGTTATACTAATTTGAATAAAACTTTGCCTGAATTGGAAGTCTTTTTAGACGAATCTTATGTCATTACTCGTAGAAGTGAACGTAGATTTATTCAATTTATGGAGAGTTTACATCGGGGTGAATCTGATGTTGTTTTTAATATATTGAATAAAAAAATGAAAGTAAAGTGGTTGACTAGAAAATTAGTAGATGAGGTATTTCCTAATTTATTAGATTGAGGTTTGTTTTAGGTGATTACGGCTAGTTTGATATTAAGTAATGATTATGGTATTGATGATAATGGTAAGAGTCTTATATTCTATAATAATACAACACGTAGATGGTTTAATCGTAGTATATCGAGAAATGCTATATTGGTAATGGGTCATAATGCATATAAGGAATTATTTGATATATTACCATCAGAGTTAATTAAATATGTTATAACAAATAATGAAATAAATTATGATAAGAATTCGTTTAAAGTTAATATATCGGATGCTGTGTCGTGGTTACATTCCCATTCACATGTTGACATACATATAGTTGGTGGGTATTATATATATATGACATATTGGGAATTTGTTGATAAGTTTTATATTGCAAAGATTTTAGATAAAAAGATAGATAGTAATATTCATATAATGGATTATTATATGGATGTTATTGAAGATGAATATTATAATGTGTTTAATAATGTAACTAATGAATTGGATCTCAGGATAGTGGAAAGGAATAAATAAATGCCAACGTATACCTTTAAAAATAATGATACTGAAGAAGTATTTGATAGATTTATTAGTATATCTGATAGGGATATATTTTTGTTAGAAAATTCACATATAACACAAATAATAGGTGCTCCTAAAATAATATCTGGTAGGATGGGTGGAATGAAACCATCTGATGGGTTTAATGATGTATTGCGTAAAGTTGCAGATCAAAATCCGTATTCACCATTAGCTGAGAAGTTGGGTGGTAGGGATGCGAAAACTGTAAAGAATACAGAAATTATTAATAAAGCAAGAAAGAAAACTGGTTTAATTTAAAATTGAGAAAGGAGAAGTAAATGGGTAATATTATTGGTATTGATTTGGGTACTACTAATTCATGTGTAGCTGTATTAGAGAATGGTAAGGCAGTAGTAATTGAAAATGGTGAAGGTTCTAGGACGACACCATCTATAGTTTCACATTCGGGTTCGGAAATATTAGTAGGACAGTCAGCTAAGAGACAATCGGTGACTAATCCAAAAGATACATTGTTTGCGGTTAAGAGATTAATTGGCAGAAAGTTTAAAGATGATGCAGTTCAAAAGGACATATCTATGGTTCCTTATGACATTGTGGAGGCGGATAATGGTGATGCGTGGGTAAAATCTGGTGGTGAGTTATTATCTCCCCCAGAAATTTCATCAAAAATTTTGATGAAATTAAAAAAAGATGCAGAATCATATTTGGGTTCTGAAGTGACACAGGCGGTTATTACTGTTCCTGCATATTTTAATGATTCACAAAGACAGGCAACAAAAGATGCTGGTAAGATTGCAGGACTAGATGTTATGCGAATTATCAATGAACCTACCGCTGCGGCTTTATCTTATGGTTTAGATAAGGGTGATGTTACTGATGATAAGGTAGTTGCTGTTTATGATCTTGGTGGTGGTACTTTTGATGTTTCTATTATTGAGATGTCGAATGTGGATGGGGAATATTCCTTTGAAGTATTGTCTACTAATGGTGATACATTTTTAGGTGGAGAGGATTTCGATTTACGACTTATTGATTATCTTTGTGATGAATTTAAAAAAGAAAATGGTGTAGATCTTCATAATGATCCTATTGCATTACAACGATTAAAAGAAGCGGCAGAGAAGTGTAAAATTGAGTTGTCATCGACTCAAGAAACTGAAGTAAATTTACCATATATTACTGCTGATGCAACTGGACCTAAACATTTAAATGTTAAGATTTCACGTTCTAAATTGGAGAAGATGGTATCTGAATTAATTGAACGTACAAAAACTCCTTGTGTTACTGCTTTAAAGGATGCAGATATTACTAAGGTTGATGATGTTATTTTAGTTGGTGGACAAACTAGAATGCCTAAGGTTCAAGAAATTGTAAAATCTATTTTTGGTATTGAACCGAGAAAGGATGTAAATCCTGATGAGTCAGTTGCTCTTGGTGCTGCTACACAAGGTGGTGTGTTATCTGGTGGTATTGACAATGTGTTATTGCTTGATGTTACTCCATTATCATTAGGTATTGAAACGATGGGTGGTGTTATGACCACATTAATTGAAAAGAATACCACCATTCCAACGAAAAAAAGTGAAGTATTTTCAACTGCCGAAGATAATCAACCGGCAGTTACTATTCATGTTCTGCAAGGTGAACGTTCAGTTGCTTCTGGTAACAATTCTTTAGGTAGATTTGATTTGACAGAAATTCAACCAGGACCACGCGGAACACCACAAATTGAAGTTGAATTCAATATTGATGCTAATGGTATTATGCATGTTTCTGCCAAAGATAAAAATACTGGTAAGGAACAGTCCATTGAAATTAAATCTTCATCTGGATTATCTGATGAAGATGTAGAACGTATGATTAAAGAGGGTGAAGAACATAAAGAGGCAGATGAGAAGTATACTGCGTTAGTTGGTGCTAGAAATATGGCTGAAGGATTTATTAATGACGTTGAGGGTAAATTATCAGATGAGGAAATCGTAATTACTGATGAAGAAAGAACTGATATTGTAAATAGTGTTGCGGAATTAAAAGAGTCTATGTCTGGTGAAGATTTAGATGATATTAATACTAAAGTACAATCATTAGCAGAGTTGTCTGCTAAATTACAAAAACCAGAACCAACCACAGAATCTGATGTTACTAGTGACGAACCTACAGAAACCCAAACCGTTGATGCCGAAGTTGTCAATGCAGAAGTGGTTGAAGACCCGGTGGAACCTGTTCCAGAGGGAAAATCTGAAACCAAATAATGCGGTGATTTAATGTCTAAACGTGATTATTATGATGTATTAGGGGTAGGGAAAGAGTCTACTTCTGGTGAGATTAAGAAAAGTTATAGGAAGTTAGCGATGAAGTATCACCCTGATAAGAATCAGGGTGATGTTAAATCCGAGGATAAATTTAAAGAGATAAAAGAAGCGTATGAAGTATTATCAGATGATGATTCAAGACGTAAATATGATCGTTTTGGGCATACTGATGAAAGTAATAGGATGCACGACCCCTTTAGTGATATTTTTGGTGATATTTTTGGTGGACAACGGCAACAACGTCAACAGAGGCAACAACCGAAAGGTAAGGATGTCGAATATAATGTTAATATTACATTAAAACAGGCTGTTTTTGGTGATGTTATTGAAATTAAAATACCGAAGGAGTATAAGTGTGTTCCATGTGACGGTAAGGGTGTGCGTTCTTCTTCTGATTATGCAATATGTAGATCGTGTAATGGTTCTGGTGAGATAATACAATCTAATATGTTTGGACAACATGTTAGGTCGGTGTGTAATTATTGTAATGGTTCTGGTAAAATTATACGTAATCCTTGTATAACGTGTCGTGGTGAGGGGTTTACTAAGAAGGCAGAGAATTTTAAAATAAATATAGTAAGTGGTATATTTAATGGTGAACGTTTAAAATATTCTCGTCAGGGATTTACTAATAAAAATAATGGTGTTACTGGTGATTTATATATAACGGTGAGTGTATTACAACATGATACATTTGTTCGTGATAATTTAAATTTAATTTGTAAGTTAGATGTTGGGTATGGTACGTTATGTCTTGGTGGTAAAGTTAATATGGTTATGTTAGATGGCAAAGTTGTTAAACTTACAGTATCACCTAAAACTAATGTTGGTAAAATGTTGAGATTAAAGGGTATGGGGGTTAAACGTGGTAATAAGTCTGGCGACATATTATGCGAAGTTAATTTAAAAATACCTGTTAGTATTAATTCCAAACATGAAAAGATATTACGATCTTTGTCAAGGTTTGAATAGGAGTTTAAAATGGGATGGTTTGAAATAGTTTGGTTATGTATATTGTCATTTGTGATTTTATGTAATGTTATGAATATGTCGGTGAAGGCTGAAGATATTACAAATAAAATATTGTTAGGTATTTTATTTGTATTAATACCGATATGGATAATTATTGCAACAGGACTTATTTCAGTTAAGGACAACATACCGATATAGGATATATCAAAATATGAATAGACATAGGAATATAATATGTTTATGTAATGATATTAGTTATTGTGAATTGAAGTTAGATTTGGTTGAAAAAACATTAAAAGATGATAGCACGTGGCATTGTGGTAGGTGTTATATGTTATTATTGGAACGTAAGAAATTTATGAATTTAAAGGATGACCTTGAAGAAGGGAGATGATAGATATGAGATATAAGTTAAATGATGTATATATTGTAGATGGTAGTAGGACGCCCTTTTTAAAGGCTAAGGGAAGTCCTGGAAAGTTTAAGGCATTGGATTTGGCGATTCAAGCGGTTAGACCTATGTTGATTCGTAATGATATTGGTAATGATGATGTGGATGAATTGGTTGTTGGTTGCATGAACCCCAACGCTGATGAGTGTAATATTGCAAAATTGTTATCATTACGATTAGGTCTTAATGTTGATATACCGGCATATACGGTACAACGAAATTGTGCTTCTGGTTTGCAGTCAATCGATTCGGCATATAGGAGTATATCTTGTGGACAGTCCGATTTGGTTATTGCTGGTGGTACGGAAACTATGAGTAGGGCACCATTATTATTTAATGATGATATGACTATGTGGTTGTCTGAATTTACATTAGCTAAGACATTTTCTAAGAAGTTGTCTGTGTTACTTAAGTTTAGACCTAAGTTATTAGTTCCTGTGATTAGTTTATTACGTGCATTAAAAGATCCAACTATTAATTTATCAATGGGGCAGACTGCTGAGAATTTGGCATATAAGTTTAATATATCTAGAAATGATATGGATGCTTATTCATTAGATAGTCATATGAAATCGTCTATCTCACAAAATACTAATGTATTAGAGGATGAGATTGTTACTATATATGATACTGATGGGAATTTTTACAATAAAGATGAATCTGTTAGATCCAAGAACACTATTGAAAAATTAGGGAAATTAAGACCAGTTTTTGATAAAATATTTGGTAATGTGACTGCGGGTAATTCTTCACCTATTACGGATGGTGCTTCATTTGTTTTGTTGGCAAGTGAGGATGCCTTGGATAAGTATGGGTTACGTGATAAAGCTATTGCAAAAATTATTGATACTAAGTGGGCTGGAGTAGATCCATCAGAGATGGGATTGGGTCCAGTTCAGTCAATAGTTCCTCTTGTTATGAGAAATGGATTACGATGTGATGATATTGATAGTTGGGAATTAAATGAAGCATTTGCCGCACAAGTTATTGGTTGTACAAGGGCAATGAATGATGCAGATTATTGTTTATCTGAGTTTGGATTGAATGAACCATTTGGGTTAATACCTGATGAAAAATTAAATGTTCATGGTGGTTCTATTAGTATAGGACATCCTGTAGGTGCTTCTGGAACACGGATAGTATATCATTTAATTAAGACGTTAGAATCAAGTGGTGGACATTATGGGGTTGCATCTTTATGTATTGGGCATGGACAAGGTGGTGCAATATTAGTTGAAAATTTAAAGAGATAAATTATGAATTATAAACATTTTAAATTAAAATATTCTAACAATATAGCATGGGTACATTTTGATTATTCTTATGGTAGTATGAATGTATTATCTGGTGAAGTATTAACGGAATTAAAAGATGTATTATTAGAGGTTAAATCTGATAATCCTGATGGTATGGTTATTTGTTCTGATAAATCAACTGGGTTTATTGCTGGTGCTGATGTTACAGAATTTAAGGATTTCCATGAGTATGATGATGCTTATGAAGCCATTACTAAAGGACAAGAAGTGATGTGGTTAATTGATGACATGGAATTTCCTACATTGGCATTAATTAATGGATTGTGTCTTGGTGGCGGATTGGAACTTGCATTATCATGTGATTATAGAATTATATTAGATTCTCCTAATATCCGAGTCGGATTTCCTGAAGTTAAGTTGGGGATACATCCTGGATTTGGTGGTTCTGTTAGGTCTATTAGAGTTCTTGGTGTTATTAAGGCTATGGGTATGATGTTAAGTGGACGTACTTTATCAGTATATCAGGCAAAAAAGATGGGATTAGTTGATTATGCAGTTCCTGAACGTTTATTAGTTAAATCTGCGGAAGATGTACTTGCAAAGTGTCCTCCCGTTAGACGACCAGATAAATTAGATTCTGTATTGAATTCTGGTATTGGTAGAAAGTTATTATCAATGCAGATACGTAGAAATTTAAGGAAAGAGGCAAATAAACAACATTATCCTGCTCCATATGCTTTAGTTGATATATGGGAAAAATATGGATATGATGAGCATCATTTTATGAATGCAGAGGCGGAGTCGGTTTCTAAGTTAGCAATGACAGATACTGCAAAGAATTTATTACGAGTGTTTATGTTACAGGATTTACTTAAATCTTCTGGTGATAAATCTAAGTTAGATCTTAAACATGTCCACGTTATAGGTGCTGGTGTAATGGGTGGAGACATTGCAATGTGGGCGGCTCTAAGGGGATATAAGGTGACTTTACAAGATATTGATGATAACACCATAGCTGCCGCAATGAAAAGATCGTATAAATTTTATGTAAAAAGATTTTCTGGAAAGGATTATTTAATCAATGACGTGTATGATAGGTTGATTCCTGATAAAAATGGATATGGTATATCTTCCGCAGATATAGTCATTGAGGCTATTGTTGAAAATGCGGATATTAAACGTCAATTATATAGTGAATTAGAATCTGAAATGAAACGTACTGCTATATTGGGCACTAATACATCTTCTATCAAGTTGGAAGTATTATCAAGTGAAATGAAAAATCCTGAGAGATTAGTTGGTATACACTTTTTTAATCCAGTTGCAAAAATGCCTTTGGTTGAAGTGGTATATTCAGATATTACATCAGAGGATGTTATAGAGAAGTCTATGTCATTTTGCAGACATATTGATAAGTTACCATTAAAAGTTAAATCGAGTCCAGGATTTTTAGTTAATCGTGTGTTAATGCCTACACTTATTGAGGCTATTAATATGTTGGATGAGGGATATAGTAAAGAAGAAATTGACAATTCTTTTACTGATTTTGGTATGCCAATGGGTCCATTATTATTGGCAGATACTGTAGGACTTGATGTTTGTTATTTTGTCACGGATATAATAAGTGAAGATCTTGGAATTACTGTTCCAAAAAGATTAAAGAAGTTAGTAGACAAGGGTAAATTGGGTATCAAATCTGGTAGGGGGTTTTATATATATAATAAAGGTAATCCGGTGGATAAGGTTTATGCGGATTCTAAAGTAGAGATAAAGTCAAGGTTAATTGGAAAAATTATTACAGAGTGTAAATTATGTTTAGATGAGGGTATTGTAGAATCTTCTGATCTTATAGATTCTGGTATTATTTTTGGTACTGGATTTGCTCCATTCAGGGGTGGTCCATTGCATTATTCTGATGAAATAAGCAAAGAAATTAGTAAACAATATCATTCTCAAGATGCACAATTAGTGGAGAATTTAGATGGGCAAATATTATAGTGCAGATGGTAAAGTAGGAGTTCTTATACATGCTGGTTGGGGTAGTGGATTTTCCATTAAACCCCAATCACTTAGAATGGATGCTGAATTAATTTATGAATTTTTGCATGGGGATGAGAAATCATTTCATAAACAGGTGATGGAGATGTCAGAACCAACTCATAATTTATATGAGTTTGATAATATGCGATTGTTATATGTTACAAAGGGGTTAAAGTTTTATGTTCGTGAGTATGATGGGTATGAAGATATTGTAACGGAGGAAGATTTAAAGTTAAAAGCATAATAGTTTGAAGTATATTTTATGTATGTTGGACGTGGGTGCGATTCCCACCTCTTCCACATAAATTGTTTAGTGTAGATGTATAATGCATATATACGGAATGTGTGACACACGGTATACTTAGTAGAATAGATGGAACGTATGAAAGATGGTGAGGGTGAATTCGCCCAGAGCCAACGGGTTCATTTAACTTAGCACCGAGCAGCGATGATGGGTTCTACAATGTATATATGGACGTATGTGAACACGGGACAACAAACTCCCGGTGTATCCTTAGCCGCAAGTGGCGTTCATGAAGTTCTGCAGGACTTTTGGGTTGTGACTAGACAATTTTTGTGGGGGAGAACAGATTCGACAATGTATTATATTGTATATGGACTATTCATCAAGAAAGATGTAAAAATCAAAAAAATAAATGCAGATGATAATTTTGCGGTTGCAGCTTAGTATATAAGTATGCGGAGTTTGGGGATACTTGGCAACAGAAATCCTCTTATATATATATTGTGGGTGTTGGAAAATACCCACATTATGTTTCATTTTTACAACAAAGAGGAAAAAATATGAAGAAGGTATTAATTTTATTAACTGTATTATTTGCATTTACAACGACGGTAGCTGTTGCAGATTCATTTTCATTGAAAATGAAGGATGCTGGTTTACGTTGGACACAAGATATGGATAACCTGAACGATTTTTGGAGTGGTGATCAAGATACTAATGGTCTACGATTATTTACTACTGCTTATGTTGGTTCAAAATCACATGAAGTCACGATGATGTATAATAGACAACAAATGTCAGGTCCATGGGATATATTTGAAGGACATGATCAACATCTTGAAAATGTAGCGGTAGAGTACCGATATAATTTCGATTAATATATTGAATGTGAATATTCCGTCAATGGCGGAATATTTTTTATTATAGGAGAGTAAAATGAAGAATTTATTTAAGTTGAGTTTGATGATATTAAGTATTATAATTATACAAGGTTGTTCTAAGATGGATACTGTAAAATTAGCAGCATCTCATACAGTAGAACGTTATTGTTCGATACCAGAGGGGGGAAGATCTGCACTTAGGAAACAAGTAGCTAAAGCTGTATCCCCGAATTCTATTTCTGTTAATTGCTCTGGAGATTGATATGTTAAATAGGGAATTTAGTTATAAAAATGCAACGTTTTTTTCTGGATTGTCTATGAATGCTTATTTGGATGTTGCAGATTTCTCAGAAATATATTCAGAGAAATATGATATTAAGTTTTTTAATAATGGGTCTACTCAATGTTATGGATTATGGGATGATGAAGATATTATATATGTATTTCGGGGGACGGAACCGACACAATTGTCAGATATTGAGGCAGATATAAAATTTAGAAAGGTTGAATCAGACAGTATTGGTAGTGTTCATAGGGGGTTTAAGGGTGCATTAGACTTGATATATGATGATTTGCTTCAACATTATGTAGATTATTCAATAGTCGGAGATAAACACAGGAATGTATATTTTACAGGTCATAGTTTGGGAGCTGCTTTATGTACTTTAGCCTCATCACGATTTGGTGGAAAAGATTCTATAGGATATACTTTTGGGTCGCCTAGAGTGGGTGATTCTGATTTTGCATCTTCGTTTACTCCAACATTTTATAGATTTAAAAATAATTGTGATATAGTTACACGACACCCATTAGAACTTGTTGGATTCAGACATATTGGATTATTAAAATATTTTGATTGTAATGGTAGGGTTGTTTCTGGATATTCTAGAATGTATTTGATTGGACAATATATATGGGGTATGTGTGGTGGATTATTGCAATTTGAAATAGATTCTTTTAATGATCATTCATCATCAGGGTATCATGACTGTTGTGCGTGGGCTGAACATTTAGAATCGACAAGGGGTAATCCAGAAGAACTATAGAGATGTTAGATATTATGTAATACTTTTAAATAAAGGTGGTTGTATGAATTTAGGACATTTTTTAATAGAACAATTAAAGTTATATGGTGCAGGTCATATATTTGGTATACCAGGAGATTACACGTTAAATTTTATGCGTGAAATTGAAGAACATTCTGATATGGAATATGTTGGAGTGAGTAGAGAAGATTCTGCTGGATATGCCGCAGATGCATATGGTAGATTACGTGGTTGTGGTGTGGTATGTGTCACGTATTCAGTTGGTGCTATGAATATTATGAATTCGGTTGCTGGTGCCTATGCGGAAAGGTCACCAGTTGTTATTCTTGTTGGTAAACCATCATCTGATGATTTATTGGTAAATCCAAATAGACATCACACAATCAATAATGCAAATACACAAAGGGATATATTCAAGAATATAACCACTAATACTTATTCGTTAGATTCTGAAGATATGTTTTTTAATATGTCTATGATTCATTTGGCATTGAATAAAATGCGAAAACATTCTAGACCAATTTATATTGAATTTTCAAATAAAGATATAGTACGTTCAGTTGATGAATATTTGAAGAAATTTCAAACAGTATATGGGGATGATGTACCATCAAAAATCTTTCCAGCATATGTGAAGGATTCTAATAATGTCATTGTTAAGGATACTCCATTTTCTAAAGAATGCAAATCTATAAATTTACCATATGATAATTTGAATAAATTTAAATCTGCAAGTAATAGGGTTTTAATTATTGGTCATGAGGTATTTCGTAATTCATTAGAAGACCATATTCTTAATTTTGCAAAGAAGTTTAATATTCCAATATTTACAACTTTGCTTGGTAAATCCACCATTTCAGAGTTTAGTCGAAATTCTATTGGGTGTGTTTCTGGTTTATTTTCTGATTCGTCAGTTATTGATGAGATAAAAAAATCAGACTGTATTGTTACTATTGGTATGGTTAATACGGATATTGAATCATTTGATTTTGCTGCTGATATTTCTATTAATATGGATGATGGTATCATGTTTGAAAATAAACATGTTAAAACATTAAAATCTACAACTTCTAGTTTTTATGAGATGGTTCGTTCATTTTTGGTATATTTAGATGATTCTGAGATTCAATCTGATAATTCTATAAGTAGATGGACTAATATTGTAGATACCAGTAAATTGTCATTTAAGTCACATGACATGACGAATCCTACTAAATTGGAATATGTATTTGATACTATAGGTGAATTGATAAGTGAGGATCATATAGTAATATCAGATATAGGTGAATCGTTATTTGGTATTATTGATGTTCCTATGAGGAAAGGACAATTTTTATGTATGGCATATTATACATCTATGTCATTTTCGGTTCCTGCCGCAGTTGGTGTTAAGTATGCAAAACCACATAAAAGACCAATAGTCATTGTTGGTGATGGTGCCTTTCAAATGACGGGTTCCGAATTTTCATCCCACATTCGTAATGAGTTGAATACTGTTATTCTTATACTTAATAATAGGGGATATTCTACTGAAAAGGCAATTATGGAAGGTGAGTTCAATGATATTCATAATTGGAGATATGATAAAATAACAGATTTAATGGATGGTGGTGTTGGGATGTATATATCAGATTCTTCTCAATTCAGGAATGCATTAGAAACTGCATTAGATGATGAGTCACAATCTTATGTATTAAATATAGAGATTGACCCAGATGATCAATCTATTGCAATGAAAAATATAATTGAAACATTATGTAAAGATAATTTATGAAAAAATCTATAATAATTTCAACACGGTCTAATACAAAGTTGGCCAAACAAGTTGCTGAGAATCTTGGTATGAGATTGACCAATGTGAAAATTAGAGATTTTCCTGATTCAGAGATTTATGTAGAGATTAAGGAGAACATTCGGTTAGAGGAAGTTTTTATTATAGCTGGATTTAAATCTGGGGTAGGTTCTAATAGAAACAATGATATAATGGAATTGATGTTACTTATTGATGCAGTTAGACGTTCAAATCCATCTGTTATTAATGTTATATTCCCATATTATGCATATGCTAGACAAGATAGACGTACTAATAGAAGTCCTATATCTGGTAAGGTGTTTGCTAATATGCTCTGTTATTCTGGTATAAATTCAGTAATCTGTATGGATTTACATTCTTTGCAAACACAAGCATTTTTTAATAACAATGTTGTTTGTGAACATATATCAGCTTTAAAAACTATGAGGGATTCTATTGTTGCCGCAATTGTTCCTTCTTATTGGGATGTTGTGGTTGCTGCTGATGTGGGTGGTTCTGGTCGTGCAAGGTATTTTGCAAAGGAATTAAATTTACCAATCGCAATTATTGATAAACGTCGACCAGAGCCGGGTATGTCAGAGGTTATGAATGTTATTGGTGATGTTGAAGGTAAAAAATGTGTTATAGTAGATGATATGATTGATGGTGGGGGAACATTGGTTGGTGCTGTAGATGCATTAAAGTTGTCTGGATCGGTGAGGGTTGATTGTGTTGCAGTTCATGGTGTTTTTTCTGGAAAGTCTATTGAACGAATAGAACAGTCTGATATCGGGACTTTGTATATTACAGATTCTATAGAACATACTTCCGAGTTAACATCAAAGATAAAGGTAATAAGTGTAAAGGACTTGGTATCGGAGACGATACGAAGATTTCGTAATGGTGAATCATTAAAGGCGTTAGTATCATGAAAGAAAATTTTAAATTTTTAGGGTTATTATTTGCTATTTTTATTTGTGCAAATGCAATATTAATAGGTATTGGGTATATTATAAATGTCAGTTTAAATTAGAATATGTCTTGACATTTGGTTAAAAACATGTTATAATGTTGTTAAATATTAAAAGGAGCGTTTTATGAGTAAAAGAGCTAAACCATTTAGAAGTGATCACAAGAATGCCCGTGGGAAATCATTTGGTAAACAAAGTGGGCATGGGTCATATACAAAGAAACGACATCCTACTTCTAAATGGGTATTAAATGGGGCATTGCCATGAGAGAAAGTGAAACAATGGAATTGCCATATTCCGAAGGATATGATGAAACTAGAGTTTTATCAGAGATAAGAGATTATATCGGATCTACTTATGTGTCACATTACACTAATGATAATAATGATATACAAGTACTTGATATATATCGTGCTAGGGGAACTATGACTAATACGTGTATTGATAATTCATTGAAATATTTAATGAGGTATGGTAAGAAGAATGGTTCTAATAGAGATGATTTGCTAAAGGCTGTTCATTATATAATATTGGCATTGGGGAATGAATCGCATTAGGAGTATATTATGGAATTTGGGGATTATTTTTTACCGTCATTAAGTAGTTCTTTATTTATTATTGTTAGAGAAGGTATAGAGATATTATTACTTTTGATGATAATATTAAAGTTGACGGAATATGAACATAAGAGATATGTATATTTGGGTTCATTTTTAGGTATACTGTCATCAATCTTGGTTGCTTATTTATTTGTTGATATATTTGAACATTCTGATTTAGAGTTATTTGAGGGTTATGTACAGGTTATAACTGGGTTGATGTTATTATATATTTCTGTTTGGTGTGTTAATGCAAATAAACATATTAACGAACATTTACAATATAATAATTCCATGGCATTTGTCTTAGTATCGTTTTTTACTATATTGAGAGAAGGTGTAGAAGTTGTGTTATTTTATTTCTCATTATATACATCAGTATTATCAGATGTTATTGGTATGTTATTTGGATTTCTGATTGGTATTGGTATATTAGTATATATTGGAACACGTATTAACAATTTTAATACGAAATATATATTTAAAGCATCATCATATGTATTTCCGATATTTGCTTTGTATTTTTTATCTTCTGGAATACACGAATTTGCAGAATACTATGAGGTTGAATGGTTACATAACATTCTTATAATATATCATGACTCCTAAATATAGATATGGAAGATATAATATGGATATTTTTATTAGGAATATGTGCTGGGTTTTCATTCAGGGCAGGGTTTAGACATGGTTGGTATTTTGCTGTAAATGTCACATTACATGAATTGTATAAAATGGGCATTATTAATGAAAAGGTATTAAATGAATATACAAAAAAATGAATATACAAAAAAATGAATATTGACGTATTGATTGAAATGTCTATGGGAACTTCACATATTAAATATGAAGTTGATCATAAAACGGGTGTGCTTAGATTTGATAGATTTTTACACACATCAATGCACTATCCTTGCAATTATGGTTGTCTGCCAAATACAATAGGTGGTGACAATGATGCTGTTGATGTTTTGGTAATAACACCATATCCATTAATACCTAATTGCAAAGTATTATGTAATGTCATTGGGGTTCTCCATATGGTAGATGAGTCGGGTGACGATCCTAAAATATTGGCAGTACCTGTTGATGAGGTATATTCTGATTGGTATGATATTATAGATGTTCCGATTGAACAGTTGGAGAGTATATATCATTTCTTTGAACATTATAAGGATTTAGATGAAAACAAGTGGGCAAAAGTTAATGGGTGGGGTGATAATTCAGAGGCTAAGAGAGTAATTGATGATGGTATTTATAGATATAATAACAGATGTTAAGGAATAATTATGTTTAAATTTGGTAAAGATAAAGAACCAAGTGAAGAAGAATTGCAAGTGATTCAAGATAAGCTTGAAGTTGATTTTTTTAATACACATGCAGTTAAAGTGGGTATGTCGTGTTTGGCATTTAAGGATTGGGATAGTAATAGTGGAAGTGGTGGTGTTATTAAACGAATACTTGATGAAAATAATGTGTTGATTGAATTTGAGAAAACTAATGGGGTTTATCATATTGATAATTTGAAAAGAGGTTAGTTATGAAAAAACGAAATAAGGTGTTATTAACGGTAGGTACGTTAGTTGGTGTATATGGTGCATATGATATTAATTGGAATTCTTTAGTTGGAGAGTATATTCAACGTGGAGTTGACGTTACAAATAATGTAAAACAAACTGAAATAGATATGTCTGCTATTGAAGCAAAACTCAAGAATGATATTGAGAATGTTAAGGACATAACGACACAAAGATTGGGCGAATATACATTTACTGGTGAATTTGGTTGTGGCGCTAACCACCATATAGAGGGTGGATGTGGTGGAAATCATATGCCAGAAGAGAAATATGAAGAATTGCCGTCAGAGCATAATCCAGGAAATAAATTATAAAGGAATATTATGAAGTATAGAATGCAGAGGATTGTTTATAAGTGGTTATTACGACCTATATTATTTAAATTGTGTCCTGAAACGGCACATGATGTAGTTAAAAATATTATAGGATGGGTTCAACGTATCCCATATAGTAAAAAGTTATTGAGATATTTATATAGGTATGATAATACTATGTTATCTCAAGGTGTAAACGGTGTTCATTATAGCAATCCATTGTTAATTTCTGCTGGATTTGATAAGTATGGGGTATTGCCACCTGTCATACGTGATTTGGGATTTTCTGGTATTGAACTTGGTTCATTTTCAAAAGAACCACATGATGGTAATCCACCGGTTAGATTATGGAGAGCGGTTAAGTCACAATCTATTAATGTTTGGTATGGGTTGAATAATTCTGGTTCATTACATGTGGCAGATCGTGTTGCCCCTGATTGGAAACATGCCGATGGTGTTTGTGGTGTATCAGTTTCTGCAACAAACGGTGTATCTGATAAGGATGATGTTATAGATGATTTATTAACTTCATTTAAACGATTGTCTCCATATGGAGATTATACTACTATTAATCTTAGTTGTCCTAATTTGGGGGTATCTAATCCCTTTTTTGATATGGAAAATTTAACAGAATTGTTAGTAAAGGTTAAGAGTGTAAGAGAATTGATGGGGTTGAATGAATATCCTGTATATTGTAAGATTGGTCCAGATCATACAGATGAAGAAATCTGTCAGATGATAGATGTTATGCATACGTATGGTATTAATGGTATTTTGACTTGTAATCTTACAGTAAAACGTGAATTGATACCCGATGATGATAAGGTTACATATGTCATACATGGTGGTAAGATAGAAAAACGAGTTATGCCAGATGACCGTGGTGGTTTAAGTGGACATATATTACGTCCTATGACTAATCATATAATTAAGGTATGTGGACAACATGTTAAAGATAATGAATATAAATTTATAGTTATAGGTATAGGTGGGTGTGATACTGCTGAAGATGCTTATTTGAAAATAAGAAGTGGTGCGACATTAATACATTTGATTACTGGTATGATATTTCACGGACCTCAAATTTCAGCTGAAATTAATATAGGACTTGTAGAATTACTTAGACGTGATGGTTATAATAATATATCTGAAGCAATTGGCGTGGATTTACGTTGAGTGTAAGTGGTATCGTATGACGATGACGTTAATGATTATTATGTGTCTGTATTTAAGGCAGTCATTGGTTGGGTGTGTGAACGATTAGATATACCAGATAATATTGAAATTAAATTTTATGTTGATGATTTAAGTGGGGAACCTGAAGGACAATTACGTGGGTATGTTATATGTGATCCAGATTGTCGGACATTATATGATATATACATTGACTGCGATATGGATAGGGGTACGATAATTAGTACGGTTATGCATGAGATGGTTCATGTATATCAGCATATAAACTATAGAGAATTAGATGAGGATTATGCTTATTCGTTTGAATATGTATTATATTATGATTTTATGATTGATAAAAATGGGAGTGTGATATGAAGAAAGTTGTGTTAGTATTTATGGTATTATTTTTGGTTGGGTGTTCTGAAAGCAAAGATAAGTATGAAGAGGCCGTATATAAATTATTTGAGAATGAGCAAGACCTTATAGATTATTCAATCGATCCAAGGTCATTTAGCAAGTGTGTTGTTGATTTATCTGGTAAGAACATGTCTGGATATGTTACATTTGACCCAAGACGTGACAAAGATTATGGATTATATTCAGATTTAGTTAAATTTAAAACAGTCACAGAGAATTATTCTTCTACGTTTAATAAAGAACTTCATACTATGGAAGAACTTACTCCTAAAGATATGTGGTATAGATTAAAGCGTGAATTTGGTCAAAGTGGGTTAAGTGATGCTCATAGGAATTTTAGTGAGAGTGTATTAACGTGTATGGAATCGTTTGTTAGTAAATCATTATGAAAACTATATTTGAACCATTTAAAATTAAAATGGTTGAATCTATTAAAATGATATCTAGAGAGGAAAGGGAATTACATTTAAAATCTGCTAATTATAATTTATTTTTAATAAAGGGGGAAAATGTTTTAATAGATTTATTAACTGATTCTGGAACTGGTGCGATGTCTGACCATCAATGGGGTGCAATGATTGAAGGTGATGAATCTTATGCTGGGTGTTCTTCATATTATGATATGGAAAAGACTATAAAGGATTTAACTGGATTTAAATATATATTTCCAACACATCAAGGTAGGGCAGCAGAAAGAATATTATTTTCAGTTTTATGTGAAAGGGGTAAAATAATACCAAATAACACACATTTTGATACGACACGTGCTAATATAGAATATAATGACACATTAGCGTTAGATTTAGTGATATCGGAAGGTAAAGACCCGTCCAATCTTCATCCATTTAAAGGTAATATGGATTTAAATAAATTAGAGGATTTATTAGAGTCTAATTCTAGAGATATACCATTATGTATGGTTACTATTACTAATAACTCTGGTGGTGGACAGCCAGTTTCAATGGAAAATATTAAGGGGATTAAGAAACTTTGTACACATTATAATGTACCGTTTTTTCTTGATGCGTGTAGATTTGCTGAAAATGCATATTTTATAAAACTCCGAGAGGATGGATATTCTGATAAAACGGTAAAGGAGATTTCCCAAGAAATGTTTTCTTATGCTGATGGTTGTACTATGAGTGCTAAGAAAGATGGAATGGTGAATATGGGTGGTTTTTTAGCATTTAATAATGAGGAATTATCTACTCCTGTTAGAAATCTTGGTATTTTAACTGAAGGATATCCTACTTATGGTGGGTTATCTGGTAGAGATTTGGCGGCTATATCTCAGGGGTTAAAGGAAGTTGTTCAAGAAGATTATCTCCAATATAGGATACAATCTGTTAAATATTTAGGTGATGCTCTTTCAGATTTAGGTATTCCTGTTGTTAAACCAATTGGAGGACATGCAGTATATATTGATGCTAAATCTATGTTATCTCATATACCGGTAAGTCAATTTCCGGCACAAGTATTGGCTTGTGCTTTATATTTGGAAGGTGGTATTCGTGGTGTAGAGATTGGAAGTCTTATGTTTGGTGGTGAAGATAAGTGTGCTGATATGGAGTTATTACGTTTGACAATACCACGTAGGGTATATACCCAAAGTCATATTGATTATGTTGTGGAAATTTTAGATAATATAAACAATAATAAAGACAAATTGGTTGGATTGAAAATAATTAAAGAACCACCATATTTGAGACATTTTACAGCAGAACTTATACCGATGGGGGAGTGACATGGAAATACAGATATTAAAATCAAAAATACACGATGCAACAGTTACTGAATGTGATATTGATTATGAGGGTTCTTGTGGAATTTCTAATGATATATTAGAGAAGGCGAATATATTGCCTTATCAACAAATAGAAATATATAATATTAATAATGGTAATAGATTCACAACATATGCAATCCCCGATGAAAGATCTTTTACTATTTCAGTGAATGGTGCCGCAGCAAAGTTATGTGATGTTGGTGATAAAGTTATAATAGTTGCATATGGTACAGTTACTTGGGAATATCATTTGCAGTTAACTGAAAGTGGGTATTTCCCCACAGTAGTTACTTTTCTTGACCCGGAGTTAACCGCTGTTAATCGAATAGCACAGGGGAAACGGTGGTATGATAATGGGAGTCAGGTGGGAAAACTACCACCTAGACAGACATGGCCATATCCAGGAGAAGTTACGATTGAATCATTAACTCATGTAAAAGAGACAGATGATATACACCCATCAAAGGGTGTAAGGTGTAAAACTTAAATAAACCTTGACAATTCTGACACAATGTGTTATAATTATTATAAATACTAATGCAACTTTGTTATAAGGAGTGTTTATGATTACACGAACAAAGCATAAGAGGATACGTTATATTGATTCTGACATTGGTTGGTCTGATTATAAGTTAGTGATTATTATTTCTTTATTTTTATCATTAATAATTGTGGTGGTATGGACTTCTAGGTTATTGGAGAAGATTCATATTTTTGATAATAAGGATATTATTCTTCCTTTGGTTACGAAGAATATTCTTAAAATATGACAGGTGAAGTATGGGAATGATGATACAACCGATAATTGAAGGTGAAGGTGGTGGAAAATTGATCGGTGATATTTTATGTATGAAGTGGGAAGATTATAAAAAATGTGGACATAAATTTGATGATAGATATACGTGGAGACAAGAAAACACTGTAAAGGTTATTGATAGAAATGTGACGGTGTTAAAATAATGAGATCGTTAAATAACTATAAAACACCACTCAGGTATCCAGGTGGTAAATCAAAGGCAATGAAGTATCTGTTTCATGATACCAAACTTCCAGCCAATATACAGGAAATTACCCAGTACCGAGATGCTTTCGGTGGTGGGGGTTCTCCTTCCTTGGCATTTGCACGTTTATTCCCAAACATTCCCATTCATATAAATGATAAGTACCAGAATCTATATTATTTCTGGATTACTTTGCAGAGTGATACCGAACAATTAGTCAATATTTTAAAGAAAAAGAAGGAATCAGTAGGAGATGATGTGGACAAGAGTCGTGAATTGTTCAATGAAATGAAAGCGGAGATAGGAGATCAGACAGACCCATTTGAGGTTGGATGGAGATGGTATGCTATGAATAGAATGTCTTTCTCTGGTTTAACTGAATCTGGTACTATGTCAACATGGGCAATGAGAGATTGTTTCAACTTTAGGGTAATAGAATCGTTAACAATATTCGGAAAGATTATCAAGAATTGGAAAATCACGAACCTAGATTATTCTGAATTAATTGATGATGACCCGAATGTATTTTTGTTTCTGGATCCGCCATATGATATCAAGGATTCTTTATATGGAAAGGATGGTTCGATGCATAAAGGATTTAATCATAGAGAATTCTATGAAAAGGTATCAAAGTCTGGTAATACGTGTATGATTACATATAATTCCAATCCAACTCTACGTGAATGGTATAGTGAATGGACTCAAGAGGAATGGGAACTCACATACACCATGAATAATCAGTCATCGGCATATGTGGAGAATCAAAAGAAAAGAAAGGAATTGTTATTGATGAATTATAAGAGTAACGTGTCAACATTGGATGAATTTTTATAAAATAAAGATTGACAATTAGATGAAAGTATGAGATAATGGTGTACAGTTAATTATTAATGGTGAGGAAACAAAATGAAAGAACTTTTACAAAAAACATTGACATATGAAGAATATAATTCAATTCCATCCATACCCTTTAATCGTGATATAGAAAACCGAATAAAGAAAGGAATGAAGAAATTTAAAAAATTAATTCCAGAACACAGAGTTGTTACTATTGGTGTATTGACTAAGGATTCTGTTTATCATGGGAAAACATATAAAAAAGATATTCAATTTGTAGTTGATTCAAATACCAGAAAATATTTTTGGGAGAACGATTTACTAGAAAAACCAAAGGAACTTGCCGCCACATATGTTTATTATAATTCTATGGACGCTATGTGGGAAGGGTATAATACTTTTGATAGTATTACAGCTACTGAGTCTACTGCAGAAAAACTAACAGGGCAGGCTATTCTTTTGGGTGTGAAATTTTCTAGTCCCAAGTTTAAGAAGGGAACATATGTTACAGCATTGAATTACGCAGCGGCTGGCATTTATCCGGAAAAATACCCAAATGCCGCATCTGGACAGACATCATCGCTAGAAAAATTGCAATTGTTTAAAGAAGAATTACTTATCTTGGATGGTATTGGTCTTGGTCAAAAGGCTGGTCAGGCTGTATTAGGTGCCTTTTTAATGTCATTAAAATGTCATAAAATAAAAGGTACAGACAATAAGGTGATTGATTTTATCAAAAAATTTGAAAAGGGTTATTCTGTATGTGCATCTAAAGAGTTAGATGGTGTAACTCGGGCAGTTGAAGAGATATACAAACAACAACCCGGCTTGTTTTCATGGGGAACAAAACGCAAGGAAATGCCCCCACAACTTAGTTTTGTATTGCAGAACATTGATAATTATGTAGATGATACTAAAACAACAAAGTATGTCGCAAAACCAGCATCAAAAGGTGGTAAAGGTAAGGACTATTATACATCATATTGTGGAAAACATGATTATACTACTCTTTCAGAATATATGGCAACGGAAGCTTCTGTGTAAAATAAATGAAAATAGTTCTTGACATATGTCAAGAACTATGATATACTCTCTATATAAGTTAATAAAGAGGTAAATTAAATGTTAAACACTTCACTACTTTCCAAATTAATGGCAAGAGAAGATTTAGAAGTTATTGAGGGTAATTTTAGAACTGCTTCATTTGACCCTACTAATCGTATTCTTAGATTGCCATTATTGAAAGAAGAATATAAAGATGCTGCCACTCTGTTCATTGGACATGAGGTTGGACATGCATTATATACACCTAGTATTTTCAGTCATGATGAAAGTATAAATAAGTTATTACCTGATATTGAAGATATACCACATTCTATTTTAAATATTGTTGAAGATGTTCGTATTGAACGTCTTGTTCGTGAATTTTATCCTGGATTAATTAATGATTTCCTAAAAGGATATCGTCATTTAGTTGCAGATAATTTCTTTGGTATTAAAGATGTTGATGTTGATACTTTGGGATTTCTTGATAGATTGAATTTGAAGGCTAAGTTATCAAAAACTATTGATATTAAGTTTTCATTTAAAGAATCTGTTATGATGTCTAAAGTATTTCAAATTGATACTTGGGATGATACAGTTAGAGTTTCACGTGAGTTGATGGAGTTTCTTGATGAACAGCAGGAACAGCAGCAGCAGCAACAGCAGCAACAATCAAGTGATGGTTCTGGTGATTCAGAAGAATCTGAAGAATCTGAAGATTCTTCTGGATTGTCTGAAAGTTTAAATTCTGATGTTGGTGATACTGAAGCTTCAGAAGATGGTGATGACTCATTAGAATCTGGTTCTTCTGATACTGATGTTGATGCTAATGCTACTGATGATAATAGTGTTGAAGAAGATAATGTTTCTTCCTCTTCTGGTGGTGGACTTTCTGATACTGGTGATACTACTGGTGAAGATCCATATCATTCTGTTACTGATGATGCATTTAGAAAGAATGAAAATAAGATGATTAATGAGGGTAGTGGTACTTCATATCTTAAATTCACAAAGGAACAATTGGTTAATGAGTTTTTATATACTGATGAAGAGGTGGAGAGAAGTTATACTGAATTCTTAGAAATGAAGAATAATCAACCCGCTATGCAAATTTATCATGATGAGTTCATTAATGTAAGATATAAAGAGTTTATTCGTGACGTTAAACCCGCAGTAAATGCTATGGTTCAACAATTTGAACTTCGTAAATCTGCAATGGAATCAAGAAAGGCAAGACAGTCTACAAGTGGTTCAATTGATGTGGATAAATTGTGGCAATATAAGTTAGATGATCATATTTTCAAGTCAATCATGTCATTTCCTGATGCTAAGAATCATGGATTATTGATGTATGTCGATTTCTCTAGTTCTATGTGGGGTCGTTTATATGAAACCGTAAAACAGTCTGTTATTTTGATTATGTTTGCGAAACGTGTTGGTATTCCATATGAATTATATACATTTACTACTAATGGTAAAAAATGGAAAGATAATGGCAAAAGAAACATGTTTGGTAAAGGTGAAGATTATGGTAAATATGACCTTGCCAATTATGCATTAGGAATGATTAAAATTGCCGATTCTAGTTGGACAACGAGTAAACAGAACAAAATGACTCAACGAGTTATGTTTTCTTCTGAAACATTGACAGGTGGTAATGCTTGGATGAAAGAGAAACTGTTTTCAATGGGTGGAACACCATTAATTGAAACTGCTGCTTACTCATTAATTCTTGCGGATGATTTTGTTAAGAAACATAATACTGAAAAGATGAATGTGGTTTTCCTAACTGATGGTCATGCACAAGATATTAGAACTAAGAACATTGGTTATGGTGATCAAAAGGTTGTAGTTTTTGATGTTGAGGGTTATGGTAGACTTGAGGCAGACGTGGGTGATAGAGATTATTTTTATTCATATGGTGCTAGAACTAAATTATATCAAAAGGTGATGTTTGATGCATTACGAAAACGATATAATGTGATTGGTTTTTTCTTAACATCATATCGTAAAATGGTTAATCCAAAATTAGGATATATTGTTCATGATAAAATTGATTCGGATAATGAGTTTTATGATCGTTATATTGTGGTTCATGATAAACGGTTACAGGCAGAAGATGATGAATTTGTAACAGTTACTGATGATGATCCTTTGTTTACAACAGATCGTAAGAGACTGAATACAATCAAACGTGATTTTAAGAAGTTCCAAAAGAACAAGAAATCTAATAAGTTAATTGCACAAGAATTTGCGAGAATGGTTGCTTAATATGAAAGATGTACTATGGCTAGATGAGGGGAAAATTATGACAAATAGATTTTATTGTACTGTGATAGATGAAATGCGTGAGTGTTATAAAACTAGAAACTTTTCACATGTAATGGGGTTATTAGAAGAGTTGCAGTCTATTGGTAATCGTATGGAGGCTAAATGTGGTGATATAAATGATGCAAACAGGTATTTGGATGAAGTGAAAGAATTAAAACGAGAGATTAAATCTCTTAAACGGAAGCGCGACAAATTAAAAAGAAAAATAGAAAATGACAACGAAGAATGATATAACAGGAGATTCTATAAAATCTAAAATAAATAACAAAAAATATAGAGATAATTGGGATATCATATTTAATAATAAACAAAAAACGGAGAAGAAAGAAAGTGAACGAAATAGTACAGTCAAGGATGGAGAGAATACGGGAAAAGATTAATTATCAATGTAATGGGTTGTGTAAATCTGTTACTAAGTCGGTTTGGATGTCTGTATTGACATTTGGTATGCCATTAATGTTATATATAATAGTATGGGTGGTAGATTTTATTTTATTTTAGAGGTATGATATATGATGAATGAATATGGTATGAAATTATTCCAAAAGATATTACCAAAGATATCAAATACTGAAAGAGAGGCTTTAGATGCCGGTACAGTATGGTGGGAATCTGAGTTATTTGGTGGTAGACCAAATTGGGATATACTATTAAATACAGAACAAACTAAATTAACACAAGAAGAACACGATTTCATTAATTCTGAAGTTGATACTGTTTGTGAAATGGTGTCTGATTGGGAAGTTAATGTTATACATAAAGATTTACCAGTTGATGTGTGGAATTATTTAAAAGATAATGGTTTTTTTGCGCTCAACATTAAGAAAGAATATGGTGGTTTGGAATTCTCAGCATATGCACAATCGTGTATTATATCAGTTTTAGCGTCTAGAAGTATCTCATTAGCAATTACTACTATGGTTCCAAATTCTTTGGGTCCTGGTGAATTGCTTTATGAGTTTGGCACACAAGAACAAAAAGATAAATGGTTACCTACATTATCATCAGGTAAAGATATACCGGCATTTGCATTAACAGGACCATATTCTGGTTCAGATGCTGCGGCGATGGAAGATTATGGTGTTGTTGAATATGGGGAATATGAGGGTGAAAAGGTATTAGGTATTAGATTAAATTGGGAAAAACGATATATCACACTTGGACCAGTATCTACATTACTTGGTGTTGCGTGTCATATTGTAGATCCTGATGAGTTATTGAAAGAATCTGAGCATTCGCCTCCTGTTGAGGGTATAAGTTTAGTATTAGTTCCAACTGATACTAAGGGTGTTCGTATAGGACGCAGACATTATCCCGCTAGACAAGCATTTATGAATGGGCCGAATTATGGTAAAGATGTATTTTTACCATTGAATCATGTTATAGGTGGAATTGATGGGGTAGGAAAGGGTTGGCGAATGTTAATGGCGTGTCTTGCGGCTGGTAGGGCAATATCATTACCATCATTATCTATGGCTGGTATTAAACATACATTAAAAGTTACTACTGCATATTCTAGGATAAGAAAACAATTTAAAATTCCAATTTCCAAGATGGAAGGTATTGAAGAACCATTGTCTAGGATAATCGGACAATGTTATGTTGTAGAGGCTGCGTGTAATCTAACCACCACGGCAATAGTAAATGGTGAAAAACCATCTGTTATTTCTGCCATGTTGAAATATCAATGTACTGAAAGGATGCGACAATGTATTATTGATGGTATGGACATTTTGGCTGGAAAGGGTATATCTGATGGTCCTAATAATTTATTATTGAATTATTATATAACACAACCTATTGCTAATACTGTTGAGGGTGCGAATATATTAACGAGATCGTTGATTGTGTTTTCTCAAGGATCTTTAAGGTGTCATCCATTTATAAAAGATGAAGTAACTTCTGCTGAATGTGGTGATGCAATTGCATTTAATAAGGCGTTAATGGGTCATCTTAAATATACTATTGGTAATATATTTGGGTCATTATATCATAATATTACTGGTGGTATGTTTATATCTAAACCAAAAGATGCATCATGTGAAATTGGTAAGTATTATAAACGTATTGGATTGGAATCAAAGAACTTTGCATTGTTATCTGATATAAGTATATCGGTGTTGGGTGCTGATCTTAAGAAACGACAAAGAATAACTGGTAGATTTGCAGATGCATTTTCAGAGTTGTATATGACATCTGCGGTATTAAAACGTTACGAAGATACTGATGATATGGATAAGAAGAATGATATATTATATGTCACATGGGGTGCTGAGTCTGGATTATATAATATACAGAAATCGTTTGAGGACATTTTAGACAATTATCCTTCAAAGTTCATTGGGTTTATATTAAGACGTTTGATATTTCCATTTGGTAGAAGATATAAGGGTCCATCAGATAAGTTGAATAGTAAAATGGTGAAGTCGGTGGTCAATGTTCCTAATTCAATTAAATCTGCATTAGGATTTGATGCAAGGTCTAGGTTGACAGATAAAACTTTTACATCATCTAATACAAAGGATGCATTAAATATTTTAGAAAGGGCATATGAGTCTAATCTGAAAGGCGAATTAGATGGGATTTTAGAACATGAAGCAATTATGGTAGATGATTTTGATAAAGATTTGAGGTGATATTATGAAGACACCAATTATTAGTTTTTTGGCGTCAGATGGTGGTACCGCGGCTAGGGATGTTATAGGAGCAATTAATTCATGGAGAATTGTAGCTGAAGTTGGTGTTGTTATATGTAATAATAAAGATGCTCTTATAGTTCAATGGTGTCATGATAATGGTATTAATGTTTCTATAATATCTGGTAAAACTAATCTACATGACGAAGATAATGCTATTTTTAATAAATTAAAATCAGTTGCAACTGATCTGGTAGTGTTGTCTGGATACAGGAAACATGTTAATAATATAGTATTGAATGGGTATGAAAATAGAATATTAAACATCCATCCATCATTATTGCCTAAACATGGTAATATGTTTGGTGATGATATATATAAATCAGTCTTAGAGTCTAATGATAAGGTTACAGGAGTTACTGTACATATTGTTACTGATGAATATGATTCTGGACCGATATTGAAACAGAATTTAGTTTTAGTTAGAGATAATGATGATGTGCAATCGTTAGGTGATGCTTGTCGTGCTACTGAATCTGAATTGTATATAGGGGTTATTAATGAAATTCTTCCTAGATTGATGGAAGTTGAATCAGTGAGGACTAAATATGAAAATTGGATTAATCAAAGAAATAAAGGAAAACGAACATAGGGTAGCAATTACCCCAAATGGTGTGCGTGAATTGGTTGATAGAGGTCACTCTGTATGTGTAACATTTGAAGCTGGGGTTGGTTCTGGTTATTCGGATGATGATTATATATCGTCCGGTGCGACAATATGCCACGACTTTTATGCATGGGATTCGGATCTTGTGGTTAAAGTTAAAGAACCTCAAGTGGAAGAATACAAATATTTTAATGGGCAAATATTATTTACTTATCTTCATCTTGCGGGTGTAGATAAAGAACTGACACTTAAATTATTATCCACCAATACTACTGCCATAGCATATGAATCAATAACAGATAATTTTGGTAATTTACCGTTGTTGTCACCTATGTCTGCTATTGCTGGTAATATGGCGGTTACTATTGGTAGTTATTATCTCCAGTATACAGATAAGTCAATGTTTTTTGATGGGTCTGGTGTCCAACTAGGAAAAATCAATGGTGTTAATTCTGGTAATGTGGTAGTTGTTGGTGATGGTGTTGTGGGTAGACATGCGGCTGAGATGGCAAATGGGATGGGTGCTAATGTTATTATTTTAGGGTTGGAAACCGATTATCGTTGGGAGTATTTGAGTAGAGGTCATATGAATACTTCTATTGAATATAAGTGTTCCACTTCATGGAATTTGGAGCCTGCTGTTAAAGATGCTGATTTAGTTATTGGTGCAGTTTCAATACCAGGAAAGAAATCTCCTATTGTTGTTACTGAAGATATGGTAAAAAGTATGAGGAAAGGTTCAGTGGTGGTTGATGTATCTATTGATCAGGGTGGTTGTATTGAAACTTCACAGATGAGAAGTCATCAAAACCCTGTATTTATGCACCATGGGGTTATTCATTATTGTGTGTCTAATATGCCTGGTGCATATCCTAAAAGTGCTACTAACATACTTACTAAGGCGACATTACCATATATAGCTGTTTTGGCTGATATGGGTCTTGATAACGTGGATCCTAATTTCACAAATGGTATATATACACATAATGGTAGAATCACTAATTTAATGGTTGCTGAATCATTAGAACTTATGGAGTATTATGAGGAATGAAAATATATAATGACTTGTGATAGAACATAATGGCATTAGAAAAATGGTATGTAAAACGTGTTAGTAGAAAGGATATATCTGGTTTTATTGAGAGGTGGCATTATTCAAAATCGATAAATGGGTGTATTTCAGATTACTGTTATGCTCTCTATGATGAACATGATAATATAAAAGGTGCTATGTTCTACGGTAAAATGGCAATGGCTAACCAATGGAAAAAATTTGTAGATGATATACATGATGTGATTGAATTGCGGAGGTTGTGTTGTGTGGACGATACTCCGAGAAATGCTGAAAGTTTTTTTATAGGTAAATCGTTAAGATTATTAAAAAAAGGTTGGGGTGGAACGACAGTTATAAGTTATGCAGACAAAGAATATGG